GCTTAGGCCGACCGTCGAGCCGGACTCGCACGACTACCGCCGCGACGTTCAGCGCCTCGAAGATGAGAACCGCAAGCTCCGGCGCGACCTCGAGGATGCGACCACGGAGAAAGACCGGCTCGCACGCACGGTGAAGAATCTACAAGGGACGCTCGCCCCGTTCCATCGCGCGCTCAACATTCTGTTCGGCGAGATGGACCTAGTTGTCGGGGAAGCGGCGAACGGCCCGACGAATGTTGCGGGTGCCCCAGCGAACGGCGATCCGCGCTGGCAGAACTACAAGAATCAGTTTCCCGGCGTCCCATCAGAGATCATCGACGCGCTTCTGATTCACGGCGAGATGCGAATTACGAACCTCGCGGGACTTTTAAAGCGCGACGTGCGAACCATCTACCGATCCGAGGACAAACTGCGCAAGGCCGGAGCGACGACACTCAACGGCGGGCTGCTGAGCCTGAAGCGATGACGCACCGCGCCCAGCGCCGAAGCATAGAACGAGGTTTAAGCAGGATGATGCAAGGAGACACAGCATGAAAGTAATCTCATTAATACTCGCAATGGCGTTGGCGGCCACCCTCATTCAAATGGCACAGAACGGCTATGGCGAATATCTTGGCTCGACCTATCGGTTTGTAGGAACTTCAACACCGAGTCCCACCCCGATGTCCCGGGCGACGCGAATCCCCCAAAGGTAGCGCCACGCATATTCGGGATGGCCTTAAGGGGATAGTCAGGTGAGCATGGATTTTATCGTTGGTTTCGCCGTAGGCCTTGCGGCTGGCACGCTCTTGATGCGGCTGATGATAGGCAAGTGACGGGATGGCCTTTAATCTGAGAGGAGAAACATGAGTAGAGCCGATGGTATATTTCGATTTGAAGCGTTTGACTCTGGCGGTTCGCCTATCCACATTGTCGCGGAAGTGCGATCTGCAAACTGTCTAGTCTTTGTCGATAAACACTCAGGCGGTCGCGTTGGTGGATGCGAGAAGTGCGTCAGCGTCGTCGAAGCGTTGGTGATAGCCGACCCGTTCTCTAACGCCCGCTAATCGCAAATCGGCGCGTGCGCTGCAAGGAGGTGTGTGATGAGCGATGAAATGAGAGTCTGGTGTATCGGTCCCGATGGAACGGAATACTACTGCGCACGCTCGGAAGAAGAGATGCGCGCCTACTACATTTCGCTAATTGGCGAGGCCGAGGCCCACGAAGATTTGGAAGAGTACTTCGAGGAAGTGCCCGACTCCAAGATGGACGAAGAATTCGAGTACGACCTCGACGGTGAGAAGATTCGGACAACGTGGCGCAAGCTGCTCGAAGGCGTCAAAGAACCGACGCAGATTAGCTCTGGCTACTGCTAATCCCGTCCGCAGACGGGCGCGTGCGCTGTCACCGACAGGCTTCCTTAATCTTCACGACGAGCAGCCCGTTCGCCGACCGCACCTTGGCTACCGTGCAGAGTGGAGCCTTGGTCAGTGCGACGTTCGCTGGCGGGACATGCGGAGTGTGAATCCCCGGTGACATCGGCTCCAGCATAGCTAGCAGTAGAATCAACCAGATCATGCTATCCGCCAGCACCGGACACCCTTTTTGCGCTTCTCAACTCGTGTCTCCATCGTGAACTTCTGGCCGCTCTTGCGCGTGATATTCCAAGCGTAGCCCGCCAAAGAAGTGATGTTTATTCCCGGCACGAAGCACGACTGTCCTACTTTAAGTTCTCGCAAGGGATACGTATAGCGAGGGGGAACCGGCACATCGTCGTCTATCTTGATCGGGCGTTTCGTATGTACTCCCGACAGCCCTTCGAGATGGTCCCCCACGCCTGATACGCCTGCTGCTCCGCTGTCTCCGCGTTGGCCGCGGCGTTGATGACCACCTGCTGGCAGAAGGCGTCGCCGTCCTTGGCGGGGCTACACGTCTCCTGCGCCTTGGTGGAGATGTCGGCAAAGTTGCTCGACACTTCCCGCAGCTTCTCCGTCTGCTGGTACGCTGCTATGTCTGAGTAGGAGCAGGGATTCTCAGCGCCGTAGGTAGTTCCATTCGGCGGGCACGACGCGAGTAGCCAGCCGCCCACGAAGATCACCAGCACGACGTACAGAATCGAGATGTCGCCCCTAGTGCGTGATTCCGGCATAGCTCATCCTGTCGATCCGCCCCAGCAACTCCACGATGCACGCCTCCAGATGCAGGTGCCGCATCTCTCCGCGCTCGTCAACCAGTGGCACTTGGAGATCGTTGATTCCGTCGCCGTCCATGATCACTCCATGGCACAGCGCACACTTTCTAGTGAGTGGGTCCGGCATAGGGAATCCGCCATTCTGGATGCGCCGCGACCACCCGACGCCACAGAGCGTTCACCTTGGCTTCCTCTTCGGTCTCCGGCCTCTCGGTAATCAACAGCCATTCGTCGCCGCCGCATGAGCAAGGGTACGGGGGCAGCTTCCCCTTCGGCGTCGAGGTGACGACCATGCACGGGCCTTTGCACTGCCAGACCCAGCGGAGTTTATTCTGTGACGGGCTCATAGGTCGCCGCGAAGATATCGGGCTTGCATGGATAGATTTCGCCCTTAACACCGCGAATGATCCAATCCTTGTAGTCGGCGCGCATCGTCCCCTCAAGTGTCTTGATCAGGCAACATTCATCTTGAGGCTGAACGTCACCACGCCCGATCCCACCCAAAAACCAGTCGGGCCAATCTTCACTCTGTACATCTTCGGACCATTGGAACGCTTCGATCACCACAGGCTTCTTTCTGAATTTCATTTGCTCTCCCATGCGATGCCGCCGTTCTCGTCGATCATCCGTTCGGTGATATTTGGACCGTCGAGGTCTATCGTAGCAAACCCGCAGAGCACGCGCTGCGGAATCTCAGGGTCGTTCGCCAGTCGCGTCTCGTACCATTCGACGTTGGGACTCTCCAGCACCGTCGCCATGCCGTAGGGGACGCCGCCGTGCCCGACGCAGCGGCAAAACGTAGGTATTAGCGCCTTCGGCATTTTGTAAACCGCAGCGAAATGCTCGTGCCCCCAATACCAATAAAATGGCGAGTTGGATGGGTTCAGTCGAAATATCTCGGTGGCTAGGGGCGTCGCCGTGCCGCCATCGTCACTCAATCCGTTGTGATGCGTCAGCACGATTACCTTCTTCCCCTTCGCCACCTGCTCCCGCAGGAACTCGCTCTGGAAGTCGGGATACCCGTTGCCGCGCAGACTTCCATCCATGTAGAGAGCCTCTGGGTCGGCGTAGTAGGCGGAATCCAATCCCATGATAACCCACGAGGAATTTTCGAGCGCGAAGAACGAGCAACCGCGTTGAAGCCTGAATGCGGGATGATCCAACGTCACGTCATAATAGCCGTACCCGCCGCTGTACATGCCGTGATTGGACGCCATCGCGAACGAGCCGAGCCTTCCTTGGGGCCAGAGCGCCGCGAATAGATGCTTTTCCTCGTCCGCCGTGCCCGCGTAATACTCGTCGCCAAGATGGACGGTCAAATCAGGCTTGAGCGCCGCCATCTGCGCCGCCACCCGCGTACTCGGTGCCGGATTCCCCGCGTCCCGCCAGTCTCCGGTGCCCCAGTCGCCCGCAATCGCTATTCTCACCGTGTCCGGTATCTGAATGACCGGAGCGTCGTGGTTGAACGGGTGGTGGTCGTGCATCGTCTCCAGCCAGCACGCGATGGATTCCGCCCATCCTGGGTCAAGATGCTCGTACCTGCCCGTGCCCCAAATCTCGCCGCTCGAATCGACCTGAGAGGTCAGCGCCACCTTCGGCACCGCGACGGCACCGACCGCAGCGTCGAGCGTGACGAGTTCCTGTAGCGGCACGGGCTGCTGGAAGCCCTTGGAGACGCGCTTGGCGTTCAGGCGGGCAGTGATGCGGGCGCGCTGGTCAGCGGGCAGTGCGCTCCATGCCGCCTTGATTCGGCTGGCGATTACCGGATCGATGTACGGCATGGGCGCAGAGGACTACGGCTTGGCGGGCAGGCCAGCCTTGATCTGCTGCAGATTCGCGATGCGAGCCTGATTTGCGGGAGTCGGGTTCTGATTGAAGATCGCAATGATCGCGTCGATGATCGTCGTGATTTCAGGAATCAGCGTCGGAAGCGCCTGAAGGAATGCGAGTATGTACGGAAGCCAGTTGCCCATTTGAGTTCTCCTTTTCGGTTAGTTAATTTCGCCCAATAGCTGAAGTATCTGCGGCAGGTTCACGCCGCTGGGCGCGAGGCCGTTGGCCGTAATGAAATCCTTGGCTCCGACCGGCACCACCTCGCTCAAATAGTTGGCGACGAACGCATCCGTCGCGGGCCATCGCTTCGCCCACGTCCCGACGAGCCAGCCCGGATTCGTCGGACTCTCAGGTCGATACTCCAAGCCGAGCATGTCGTGTCCGCCGACTATCGGACTTCCCTTGACGTAATCGAATGGCTGGCCCGCATCGAATTGGTCGAGCGCAGACTGCGGCAGATTCCAGCCCATCGGGGCGCATCCGAACAAACAAATCGACCACTTGAGATGATCGATGTTCACAGGGTCGATGACCCCATTCGCCGCTTCCATGTGCCGGACGCCGCCGATCAGCATTCCGGTTTTCTGCATGTACTGAGCGGTTGTAACGAGATCGCCGCCCTGATCGGTATTCGGGTCGCTCGCGTTGAAGCCGGTCACTTCCGAGTAGAGTTGCAGCGTTTCTGCGGTGGTGGCGACGATCATCTTGCCCGCGCCCATCTGCGCGGTGCGCACCATGATGCGATGCGCTACATCCGCGAACACGCAATCGCCGTACTGATCGTTGCCGTCGATCCCGATGTCGCCGCCGCTCTGAATGTCCATGTTACCGGAGTAGCCGGGCGAGAACGGCGGCGGTGCTCCGAGTTGGTCCAGAATATTCGACGTGGCGACAGCTTGACGCATCGTCTTGAGCGTGTGGCGGAACGGCTTCAATCCTAGTTTCATCAGTTAATCCCCGGTCGAGGTGTCGGCAGTCCGGTTGGAGCTACGGGCCACGGCGCATTCGCTACGGCGGTTGGCGATGGCGTAGCAGTCGGCGTGTCAGTGGCGCTAGCCGAGGCTGTAGGCTGTGTGCAGACGTTCAGCGACGAGATGCCCGGTATCGAGCACAACGTTGAGCAACCATAAATCAGCATCGAGAGCGCCGCGAGAGCAATCAGTTTACGAGTCATGCTTCACCTTTTTCTTGGCGTTCTCGCGCGCCGCTTTCGCCTTGGCGGGAGTCTTGGCCTTGCCGCCCTTGCGTCCGAGCGCGACCGCGTGAGGATTTTTCTTCATTATCGACCGAGACGATCAAGAGCCGCGCGCGCGATGCCATCTCGCGGCTGCTGGTCTAGGTGCCGTTTTAATCGCTTGCGAGCGTTGAAGTTCTGTCGGCCCTGCGCTGCGTACCGTTTGCACTTAACTTCGTTGCGCCCATATTTTCTGTCGCCTGCCATGCGCGCCATTATGAGCCAAGCGGTTGGCTGATGTCAACTTGGAAGGGGAAAGAACGCCCGCCGCAACCTGCGTCTCGGGGGGAAATGCAGGCGCGGCGAGCGCGAGGAAGCTACTGGGAAACGGGCGGATCGACAGTGACGCCGAGGCTCGACACGTCGAGTTCTGCGGGGTCAATTGTGATGGTGAACGCTACGCCGCCGGTCGCCGTGGTGCCGTCTGCGTTCGTGAAGGTGCCGGTGAGCGTCGGAGTGCCCGCCGTCTTTTTCACGCCCACGACGTAGATTGCCAACGGATCGACAATCCCTGTCGTCGGGTCTGCGGGCGGCGGTACGAGAGTCGCGGTCGCATCGGACAGCGCGAATACGAGCGCGCCGCCAGTCGGCAGCGAGGTCGGAGCGCCGGTCGAATCAAGCGGCTGAAAATGCACGAGAGCCTTCTGATCGTCAAGCATCGTCTGCGTGGCGGTCGCTTTGAATGAACCTACTTTTCCTGGCATCGTTCTCTCCTCACTGTTTGATTGGTGGATCGACCGTCACCCCTAGACTTGCTATATCGGTGCTCGGCTTCGGAGCCGTGTTCGCGATGATCTGATCGAGTTTGTCTCTGAGTAATTCCTTGATGTGCTGCAACTCGGTAACGACGTTATTCAGTAGCCTCGTATTTTCCTCGTCGCGGTCCATTTCGCCACACTACGCCGACTCGCCGCCAATATCAAATTAAGGGTCGATTAATCGCGTTCTCTGCGGTACTGGGTGCTCGCGAACCTTCGCCATCATCCTTTTGATGTCCGCCGATATTCGCAACTGCTCGGTCTGGTCGCAGCCGCGTCGCGGCCAATCCGCGTGCGCTTCGAGGTCGTCCATCGCATCCTCTCGGATGAGGAACGCTTTTTCCTCCGGCACGTAGATGCGACGCTTCATTTGGTCTTGGTGTCGAGAATCTGCGATTTTGCGGTCGAGCCGCTGCTGCTACCGAAATAGTAGTTCAGCACGGTCGTCATGAAGGTGACTTCTGCACCGAGAATCATCAGTTCGGTATTGCTCGCCTGAACCTGACCTTTGCCTGTGTACACGATGTAGCCGATGACCAGTAGGAATTGAACGATGACCCCAACAGCGAGCCATTTACGGGCGTTGTCATCGGCTATAATCTGCGGCGGCGGCGGTTGCTGCGTCGCGGCATCTCCCACTTTCTTTTCGGTGACAGTGGTTTCGACTATCGGCGTCGTGTCTGCCATCAGCGTATGAACGGTTCCGAATGATACCCGCCATACGTGCCAAGGAATCCGATGCAGTTCAGGAATTGCAAGAGGATCAGCAGCCCGATGAGCAGGCGAATCAGCGTGTAGACCGGAGCGGGCAGCGCCATGAACGGCTGCAACGCCACTTCCAGAATGTAGAGAATGATGACGGCGATGATGACCAAGATAATCAGATTAATTAAACACCCTAAAATCATTTGCGTTCTCCTATTTCTTTTCCGTGACCTCAATTTTCACAGGCGCTTCCAACGTGATGGAGTCACCCGATTTCGCCGGTTGGACTGGCTCGTCAATTACTCTCAGTGCCGCCGTCATCGACGAGGCTTCGTGCCGTTCGCGTTCCTGTGCTATCCCCTCGGCCTTCCCTTCCGCGCTGGCGGCGCGCTCGGTGCTCGCGATGGTCTCGTCCTTCGATTGGATCAATTTGGTCAGTCCGCTATTGACCAGTGTGTGAACTTCTTTCACGTCGTCGCGGGTGGCGCTCCCTTCGTCCTTGACGGTTCCGCGCGTTGCCCGGCCTGACCACCACACCATTATCGTGTTGAGAATCAAGAGCGCTGCCGTGAGGAGGCCGTACAGATTGCCTGAAGGTACCACGTCTCATCCCTCTCTTTCCTGAGTAAACAGAAATACGATCACCAACACGATAGCTATCACGACCACGATTCCCGCGTCGATGTTCATACTATCGGGTACACCCCAGACCACAGCATGTTGGCACATCGAGTCGCCCGCTCAGAGTCTTCACCTGCCCAGCGTGACAGCAGCACGGCATCACGCGCCGCCTTCCAGTCCTGAGCCTGTAGCGCCGCCACCGTCTCGGCATGCTCCTTCACGAGTGCCGCGATCATGTCGTGATAGCCCTCGACGCCCGCGACGCCCTGCGCGTGTGCCATGTTGACGATTGCGTCACGCCGCACCTGATCGAGATTGGTGTACCAAGAGAACTGACTCAACTCCGCACGCCAATGGGCCACGTCGTTGTTGAGCAGGTAGGTGCTTTCGACTTCTGAAATGCCTTCGATATTTAACGCGCGTCCGCGACCGATAGTTGGATTGCCGAAGCAATGACTTCCCTTCGTAATCGGCTTGCCGGTGTGGTCGTCGTACACGAATAAGCGATCCCCTTCCTCGAAGGTCAGCAGCGACGTGATGTCGGTGATGGGTTGCATCTACGGCAGCGTGACAGGCGTCACCGTCATGCTCGCCGCGGTACAGACCGCATCCCACTCGCCGTTCATCCAGTAGGAGCCGACCTGGTTCGCGTAGTTATATGTCAGAGGGCTCGCGCTGGGGTAGGTGCCGCCAGTCGGCGCGAAATCTCCCACCTGCGGGCTGACGCTCGGTGCCGGACTCGCGGCCGCGCACGGCGACGCAAGCGTGCTTGAGACGGTGATGAAGCATCCGTCTGTGCCGGCGGTGCCGCCTGTCACATTGAATTTGATGTAGTTCGCGCCGGAACCACACGCGATAACTGCGACCGGCGTTGCCGTGCCGACAGCTTTGGGCGTCGCGGAACCAGCGCCTCCCGGTATGACCCCAACATAGCTGATGCTATGCGCGAGGCTGACCCAGAGGACCAGAACGAGCGCGGGGACGAATGCGAGTAACCGTTTCATAGAACTCCTCCAAATCCTTCAGGTCGAGAGCCTAATGGTCGTGATGGGCCGAAGCCGGGTTGTCCGAGAGATTGCGGAATGGGCGTTGGGTTAGTGGCACCGCCCGTAGCCGTAGCCGTCGCCGTCGGAGTAGCGATCGGCGTGGGCGTGGCTGTCACTGTTGCGGTAGCCGTTGCTGTGGCTGTAGCGGTCGCGGTAGCAGTGGCCGTAGCTGTCGCCGTTGCGGTGGCCGTAGCTGTCGCTGTAGCAGTTGCTGTTGCCGTGGCGGTCGCAGTCGCCGTTGCCGTCGCAGTCGCCGCTGACGCCGGTCCCAGCCCTACCGCACCGGATACCCATGCGACGTTGCCCTGTGTGCGACTCTGCGCGGGGCTGGTGTTGGTCGAGGGGGCGGTGTCGAAGTAGTAGGCGAGAAGACTGGCGGGAGTAGCAGTGGTATTGAGCGACGCTGTACTGGCCAACGGAGTAGAATTTGAATAAGCCCCCCCGCCGTTATTACAAGCGTCGTACAAGAGCGCATCGCCTTGATTGCAACTCGTCAAACTATTTGAGGTTGAGGTCGCACTGCTTCCTGTCTGATCGCCCGCGCCTGAACAATCTGTCGCGCACGACGATCCGGTAAAAGCGTCAACTGCCGCAACCCCATTGGCGGTGACTCCAAAAGAACAGGATAAGCTACCCGTGCAACCATTACAGAAAAACACAGCCTTGCTCTGAATGGTGTTCCATGTTGTCGGTCCAAGCACTCGCGTACAGGTTCCCCCAGTGCACGTACATGAGGGCGAGCTTAATAGGCCAGTACTGTCGCATAACTGAACCCGATTACACGCGGACGCCGAACTGCTAGCGAGAGTAATCGCGGAAGAGGAAACGGCCGTGTACACAGTTGTCGTCGGCGTCCCCGCTGGCGCAATCGTCGGCTGCACCTGCCCCTTGTAGCAGACCGTGCCGCCTGTGGTTGAAGTAGCGCCACTCCACGACCACGCTGAGGCTACTGCTAACGCCGATGCGCTCGTCACGGTGCTCGCAGTCAGCATTCCCGGCCCTGCGGTCGTGTTGTTGTCGATCACGTTCCACGCACTCGGCACAGCCGCCGCGAGCAGCCCCGGACCCGCCGTGGGCGTCTTGCCAATCGTGCTGGCGAAGCTGAGCGCTGCCACGCAGAAGTCCACCACGTTGTTAGTCGCTCCCGTCGCGCCGCTCGATACGTTCGCCGACGCCGATCCGTTCTTCACGCCGCCCGCCACGTCGAAAGAAACGACGCCGCCCGTGTCGTGGACTTCCATGATTTCGATGGCGGTCAAGCCGTTGAGCGACGAGAGGGTATCCGTGATGGTCGTAGCCACGTTCGCGGTGACCGTACATTCCGAGATTTGCTGTCCTGAGTTCTGGCCGGTCTGTAACTCTCGCGAGGTGCAGGTGCCGTTGTTGCTCGTGAAGGTCTGTGTGATCGTCGTGCCCGCCGTGGCTCCGATGGCGATGATGAGGTTGCCGACTGCCGGGGCACTCGTAAACGCGCACGTCGCCACAGACCCGCTCGGCGTCAGGTTGGGGCAGGATTTATGCTGAACGATGCTAGTCGAATCGACGGCGCTCTGCGCCCATCCCTTCGTCGGTAAGAGAAACGCGAGCAACACGGCGATGAGTGCTATTCGTCTCACGACCAATCCGGCCTCGCTGAACCCAAGTCCAGCAGCTTGCCTATCTGCCCTGCCTTCGGACGGATCACGCAGTCATCGTCGTCCCACTCTCCGTTCTCGTAATCGAAAATCGCCATCCCCATCGCCGCGTCTGGGTCGAGCTGGCGTCCAGTCCGCGCCGCATCGCAGATCGCCTGCCGCGCCTGCCAGACCGACTCCTGCGAGATGCCGTCAGGGTTCCCGCGATACGGGTTGCATCCGGCCAGAATGAGTACTACGGCGATGTAACGCACGATCCACCTGTTCTCTGAACCAGCGGCGTCCACGTTATCGGCGTCTGGTTCAGGTTGAGAAAACTGCTCATGTCGTTCACGGTCGAGTCGTGCCCGCCGAGTCGCGGCAGTCCGAATTGGTTTTCGATCTGCCTCACAATCGAAGAGAATAGCACCTGCGTATGGATTACGTTCGCAGCAACGCCACCAGTCGCGCGGGCATAAGGCGAGACGACCAGCACCGGCACGCGCGGACCAGCCGACAGTCGATTCGCGCCGACACTCTGAATGACTGGCGGATTCACATGATCGTAGAGACCGCCGCTCTCATCCCACACGATGAACACGGCGGTATGCGCTCCCTGCGGCCCTGCGAACAGATGATTGAGCAGATTCATCGTCCAGTTCTCGCCGGTGCAAATACCTTCCAGCGGATGCTCACTGTGCGCGAGGTCCGGCGTGACCCACGCGATCTGAGGCAACGTGCCTGCGTCGGCATCGGTGGTGAATTGGGTCGATGCCACGACGTGACTCGTCCAATTCGCGGTCCCGTTGGTGAAGCGGATCAGCTCATCCGGCGCGGTCCAGTAGTAGCCGGTGTCGCCGAAGGTTATATCACCGTACCATTTGAAACTGACGCTGGCGGTTGCCGCCTCGTCCATAAGCGAAGTCTGCGTGAAGCATGGGTACTTCGTATTCGGTGTCTGCCCTAGAAGTTGAACGTAAGCGGAAGTAGTCGCCGTACAAGTCGGGCAGGTTCCCGCGCCAGTGCATTGCGGCCCTGGCACGTTCGCCGCCGTGCAGTCGCTAGCTTTCAGCGGCGCATCGCAGCCCCAGCTCTGTGTCGTGCCGTTGTTCCACGTATTGCTGATGTCAAAGAATGAACTCGCGAACAGCATGGCCAAGTGATTCGGCTGGCTGGGACCGATGATGTCCGGGAACATATTGTCGCCGAGCGCGTAATTCGTCGCCAGCGTCCAGTAGTTCGGGATGTCCGCCTGCACCTGCTGGATCAGGCACCCATAGGGCGGCGTGCTGGTCGAGGTACACCACGGAGCCTTATCGAAACCGTCCATCAAGCCGCCGTCGATGTCGGTGATGAATGGAATGTAGTCGTGGTCGAAGTCCGTCGAGGTCGTATCCATTCCGCGTGTCAGCGCGTAGGTGGCCCCCGTACTCAGGGTCGCCGTCGAGACTCCGCAAGGTCCGCCCGAACACGGGAACGTCCCGAAATAATTATCGTAGCTGCGATTCTCTTTCTCGATCACCACGATATTCGTGATCGAGCCGGTGGGTGATGCGGTGGCCGTTGGTGTAGCGGTCGCAGTGGCGGTAGCAGTCGCGCCCGTAGCCGTCGCCGTTGGTGTAGCTGTGGCGGTCGCAGTCGCGGTCGGATTCGGGCCGCACTTGAACGCCGCCGATATGCAGCCCGACACCGCCGAAGTGCTGAGCGTGATCTGGTTCGCGGACGTAGGAGAGACAATCGCATCGCGGCTATTGGCTACAGCCACACTCGGCCCGAAAGCGTGCTGCTGCGTGACCAGCGATCCGAGAGTAGGCGACGAGAATGTGATCGTTCCCGGCGTGGAGCAGAAGTTGAACAGGGACGTGAGGGTCTGGTCTATCACGACTTTGGGAGCCGTGGCGGTGGTCGAGGCGGCATTCGCCAGACTCGTCACAAGGCCATCGAGAGACGCGCGATACGAACTCGCGACGCAGATAGCGGACCAGTTCTCGGCAATCAGAGTGCTCAGGTTTTGAAAACTGGCGGTCGGGTACGATCCGGGGTAGTTCTGCAAGAGCAACGATTCGCCTGAGCCATCAGGCAGTTGGAGATTCCCGAGATTCGTCCATGTATTATCGATCGCATTAATTCCGTGCAGGTACGAGTCGTAGCCGACCAGGCACAGCACCGAATCCCCGACGTGAACACCTGGGTCCGCAATCGCGATGCTCGTATTGAGATTACCGCCGGTCGAGGCAGTAGTAGAACCGGAGATCGCATCGAAGGAGCAATCGCATAGGGGACAGAGTACCTGCGCCCATACCACAGTGCTCCACGGTAGTGAGAACAGAACCAGAAATGGCAGTAGTCGTCTCATCGCGCTTGCACCTGCACCTCCGCTGTCCCCGTCGAATCAACGTACATATCTTGGTCCTGCTGTGGTGCTGGCACGCGAATTGTCCCCACGCCGGTTATCGACCCGACGATTGCTGTCTTGAAAGGCGGAAGCCCGCCCGTGACGTTCTCGAAGGTTAGCGTTCCGCCGTTCTGTAATACCGAGATGACGTAACGATGGTCCTCGTCCTGCCAAGCATAATAGTTTAGCGGCGTCCGACCCTGCTCTAAATAAATGGGTTGCATCTTGAGGTCGTAAGCGTCCAAGTAAACTTTCCGATAAGCGAGAACTTCCACGGTCAGCAGAATGGTTATGAGCGATATGAGTGATGCCATATTGCGGTCGGCTATAGCGGGTCTCATCAGAACGACCTCATGAGGACAATCCCGCTCCTTCCCGCAACGCCCGACTGCCCATTCGGCGCGCCGCCCGTCCCGCCGAAATATCCAATCCCTCCACCCGCCCCGCCGAGCGCCCCCGTGCCATTCGCACCGTTTGCTCCCGCCGTGTTGAACATCTGCATCGCCACGCCAGTTATGGTTCCCCCGCCACCTGCGCCACCCGTGCCGTTTCCACCGCCAGACCCTCCAGTCCCACCACTACCCGCTCCCGCATCGCAAATCGTCGTCGCGCCCTGCTGACTGACCGTCGAATCGGTCCCCGCTGATCCGCTGACTGTCGCCGCACCACCGCTGCCTCCTGCGCCCACCGTGACACTTACGGTCCCGTCAGAAGGTAGCATGAGACATTGGAGCAAATCACCCGCGCCCCCTCCGCCTCCGCCATGCGTAGAACCTGTAGCTCCGCCGCCGCCGCCGCCTCCACCTCCGAGCAACGTCGCCACTACCCACGTTGCATTCATCGGTGGCGTATAGACGCCGTTCACGATGAAGATTTGCCCGCCGTCCAACCCTGCGCCCTCGACCACCATCTGTCCCGCAATCGACGCAGACCCGACTCCCGTGAAGGTGAACCCCGCCAAGCTAAGATTCCCAGCAGGCGGGAAAGAAGCCGTGACCGAGCTCGACGGCGGAAGCAGGCTTGAGAACGAGATCGTCCCCGACAGCGGCAGTGTCGCCTTGAGCAGCGCCATCGGCATCGTCGTGCTGCCCTGAACGTAGAAGGCGTCGTAGATCCCGCCGACCACCTGAAGCGAGAAGCAGCCCTGCAGATTCGTGTTGGTCGCTACCGGATTCGCGACGACGGCGTTTCCGTTCTCCGGCGTTGCTTTGAGCGGGAAAATGCCGACGACAGTGCCGACGACTGGGTTGGCGAAGAAGTCGTACACGCAGCCCGTGACCGTAACGGTGGGAATTCCGACAGGAGTAGCCGTTGCGGTGGCCGTCGCCGTTGGGGTCGCGGAGATTGTCGGAGTAGCGCTGATGGTCGCCGTAGCCGTCGCCGTGAGCGTCGCAGTCGCCGTAGCAACATTCGTGGCAGTAGCGGTGGCCGTCGCCGTTGCGGTCGCCGTCGCCGTCGCGGTTGGAGTAGCCGTGATTGTGGCCGAGGCGGTAGCGGTCGCAGTTGCCGTCGCGGTGGCTGTGGCGGTAGGAGTTGCTGTCGCTGGGGCCGCAAGCATTCCGATTAGACTCGCCTGCCACGCCGCCGAGTTCGTCGTCGTCCACGTCGTTCCGAGCGTCCCGCCCGCCGCGAAGATACGATACGCCGCCATCGGCACCGTATCAGCCGGATTCGTCGGGTCCATAAATTCGGTGAACGAGTTAGTCGGCCCACCCGCTATCGCCGCGGCCGTGTCCACCTGTCCGCCCGCGGAGAGTAAAAGATCGCCCGCGCTCCACGTCGCCGTGCCTGCCGTCACCGACGTACCCGTCCCGCTATTCGTGGGCTGAAACTCGGGATTCCCAGTCCGCTTGATTCCCGACCATTCTTCAAGGTACGCGATGCCGCCGCACGTTCCTGCGCTTCCGCCTGAGAAATGCACCGTCACGATTGTCGGTCCCGAATTGTGGTTCGGTGCCCACCAGTGCCCCGTCTGCCGTCCTGGGCTTGTCACTTGAGTCTGGTTGAGTTGAATCCAGCTCGCGCCAGTCCCATCAGTCTGACCGTTATTGTCGGTCATGCTCGTCGCGTTCTGCGGATTTGTGCCGCTCGAAGTTCCGATCCACTGAATGACGAGAGCATCGCCCGCCGTCACGTTGACTGAAGGAAATACCATCGTTCCCGATGAACAACTCGTCGTGACCTGCGGAGTCGGCGGACTACCCACGAGGCCGATCCCCGCGCTCGCCGTGGTCGCTACGAGCAGGAATAGGACCGTCCATGAGAAAGACTTCCCCACTAGAACGCCCTGAGCAATGCCACTCCCTTCGCGCCCGCCACGCCCGCGCCCGCCGGCGCTCCGCCCGTGCCACCGAACAGCCCGAGCCCCGCGCCAGTGCCACCAGCGCTGCTCGTGCCATTGGCGCCTGCGGTGCCGGTCGTCACGAACATCTGAATCGCGGCGCCGGTAATCGTCGTACTCGCAGCACCGCCCGCACCGCCCGCACCAGGACTACCGCCCGAGCCCGCCGCGCCACCTGAGCCGCCGCCAGCATCGCAGATCGTCGTGGATGAGGACTGGCTCGCGGTCGTGTCGGCCGCATTGCCGCCCGCGCTCGGTGATGCCGTACCCGCGGTGCCGCCCGCACCAATCGTCACGGTGATGGTCCCGTTCACCGGAAGCATCAGGCATTGTAGGATTTGTCCACCTCCTCCGCCGCCTCCACCGTTTGTTCCTGCGTGTCCACCACCACCACCGCCCCCGCCAGCGAAGAGCGTCGCGACGATATAGGTCGAGTTCAGCGGGACCGTGAATGTGCCACTCGACGTGAACACGGCGCCGCCACTCAACCCCAAGCCCTCGACCACCGGATTCCCCGCGATGGTCGCGCCTGCCAGGTTCAGAAACGTAAATCCGTTCATGTTGAGATTTCCGTTCGGCGGAAAACTCGTCACGATATTCGATTGCTGGGCGAGAAGCTGAGAGAGCGTCACCACGCCGGTTTGCGGCAGCGTCGTCAGAATCAGCGTCGTCGGTAGATCGACGCCGCCCGCAAACGACACCGCGGAATAGATGCCGCCGACTGCATTCAGGATGAAATGGCCGAACTTGTCCGTGCTGGTCGGCACGGGATTCGCCATGATCAGACTACAGCCCTGCGCGGTCGGATTAAGCGGCGTCACCGCGACCGTCGTACCGACCGAAGGATTTCCGTAGTTGTCGTAGAGGTTGCCGGTGATCGTGACGGTGGTTGGAGGAAGGCCGGCGCAAGCAGTTGCGGTGGGAGCTGCAGTTGGCGTTGGGCTTGTCGTAGCAGTGGCCGTCGCCGTGCTCGTGGCTGTCGCTGTGGCCGTTGAGGTCGCAGTTGCAGTTGCGGTGGCCGTCGCACCTCCAGTGGCAGTAGCGGTGGCCGTTGCGGTGGCTGTGCTTGTCGCGGTCGCCGTCGCTGTTGCTGTCGGTCCTGGCGTGCCGGCGTCCATCGCCGCCACTTGGTAGGGTCGCAACGTGATGCCGACCGCCTGTCCAACAGTCGTGACACCGGTGCAAGCACCCGCCGTTACATCGTCGGAGTTTTCATTGTTGTCGGCGAGACCGTTGGTATAGACGGATGCGACACAGCTCTGCGGAACTGTGCTGCCAGCCGGAAACACCACCGCGAAGGATTGCGCAGTGCCATTGCCGTTGACCAGCACAGCGCTCATGTTGCCCGTGCCCAGCCCGTTCGATCCATAGGCGTTCCCTACGACACCGCTCGGCAGCCCTGTGATCGGATAATAGTTGGCTTGGATCGCCCCGTTGACGATTTCCATACCGATGCCGATGGACCTCAGATGCGGGAATGTCGGCCCGAAGTCCGCATCCATGTCGTGCGTGAAACCCCAAATGGGCACACTGATTGACCCGCCGAACTCCGGCTGCGCGAGCTGATACTCATTCTGCAGCGGCGTTCGCCCTTGCTGCTGACCCCATAGCCAGCTTTGCGCCATCCACGCCGCGCTCGGGTAGCCCGCTTGCGCGAGATAGCCCTGTTCGGTCGTGCTGCCGCCACTGGACGAATAGGCGTTCGGCCCTTCCTCGTAGAACGGGATCACGTTGTTCGATTGAACGTAGCTGTAGTCGCCATTAGACGCGCCACCCGTGCAACCATTCCCGTTATTGACGTACTGAGGAATGTACCCGAAGAAATCGGCCGCGAAGGTTGCCGCCTGTGCCGCGAGGCTGCCCGTCGCAAACGGCATGGCGGTCGTGTTCGGATAGTAGGGCGCGTCGTCGCCTCCGTACTGACTGGTATTGGGAATGGCGAAACCCGCCGTGGCAGCGCCAGCTATCTCGGTTTGGATGACGCCGCCGTTGCAGGCTTGGTTGTTCATTATGTAGTGAACCTTGGCCGCGACCGCGCTGCCGCAGTGGGCAGTAGCTTCGGCGTTCATAACCGAGAAGTTGCGGCCCCAAGTGCCGCCGTAGCCCAAAGCACCCGGATTGTTGCCAAATGAGATACGCCCCGCGCCGTTATTCCAGTTCTCGTTGCCGCCTTCGACCCACGCTGATGGGAAGCTGTAGGTGTTTACTGCCGTACACAGATTGTCGATGAAGCTCTTGAGGTCAGCGTCGCTCATCACGTTTCCGAGCGTCATAAATGGCACCGAGTTGGTCTGATTCGCCAATGCGTAGACATCCGACCCCGCGAACGTCCAGCTGCCATTCGGAGCGCCGCCGTAGGTATCAAAGGCAGCCCCGTGCAACATATCGCAAGTGCCGGTCGTAGTTGGCGACGAAGGTGTCGGATTACAGCCTTGCGCGCCCTCGTAGCCCCGATCATTCGTCCCCAACTGCGCATAGGCCGCGTACCGCATCGAGCCGGGATTCAGCGCATTGACGGTAGTTAGCATCTCGTTGCGGAAACCGGTCGCTGAGGATGCTGCTTTGCCGAGATAGGCGTCGTCGATGTAGATGGTCGCACTAGTCTCTGCCGAGTTGTTGGTCGTGGAAAATTGATAAAGCAAGGAATTTTGATTTGGGCCAACATCCGTGCCGGTAAAGGAATAAGTGTACTGATGCCAAGCGCCATCGTTGGTCAGCGTCCATGTGTGACTGACGTTCACACCACCGCCAGCGGTGCGGTAGAGTTGAAACGACACTTGAGGCGTGCCGGTGGATGTATTCGCACCCTTGGCCCAAAACGAAGTCTCGAACGCCCCGACGACGGGATGCCACGGGCCAGCCTGCGGAGCCGTAAGACAGGTATTCCCTCCTCCACAATCCGCTGTCTGATTCGCCACGGTACAGGGAGTTACGCTGTCATTCGAGCACACGCCGCCGGTAGTCGTGGACAAATCCCACCCGTAGTTGAAGGTGTGGGCGGAACCATCAGCGACATTGCAAGCAATGGAACCTTGGCCCTCGTACTTATCCGCGATGGAGAGTACGCAGTGTCCGTCATGAACACCGCCCCAGCCACCGATGACGTTGGTATCCATGTTGCCCGCGACATCGACTGAGGTGAGCACTTCGCCCACGGCCACGCCGGTTGCCAAGGTGGGGCAACTGATCGGGGCGCCCGTAGCATTCTCACAACTGCCGAAGGTATAGGAACCGCCCGCCGTGTAGCCGGTAATGGTAAATTGGTCGCCCGCCGCCGCGCCACTTCTGACCGACGCTATCGCGCCCACCCAGTAGTTTGTCGCAGCACCGTTGTCAGTCGTATCAGTAAATGAACTACCGGTTGCCCCCGGACCCACGTCGATCAGATGCCCGTCCGTTGACGGTTCGAGGCCGGGATTCTGAAACATGTTCTGCATGTAGTTGCCGCCGCAGCAGCCTTGATAGTCATCGCCACCAAGGTTGAACCCCATGCGATTCGAGCCACCAATCAAAGCTGTAGGCGACGACGTTACTTGGGCTGTAGGAGTTGGAGTCACGGCAAAAGCTGATCGAGGCCCGTTCACTGGATTCTGGATGGTGACGACGTAGCTCACCACCACGAACAGCAGGAGCAATGCTATCGCCGCGACTCGTTTCATCATGGGATGATTGCTCCGTTCTTAACTGTTTCGTCCGGCGGTCCTTTGTAGGGGAAATATTCGCTCGCCAACCATTCAGGCGTGCGCGCATAGTTCCAAAACGCATCAATCGCCTTCTGGTGTTCCGCGTTCTCCTTCGCCTGCTCGCCATCGACAAACTGCTTCGCGTTGTACCGCTCGATCACCGTCTCGACGTTCTCCTCGCGCTCCTTGAGATGCGTGAAGCCGAGTCGCCCGTCGCCCCAAATCTTGAAGCCCAACTCGCGAGCGCGTCGGCAAAACGTCAAATCCTCACCGAGCCGATCCGGTCCCTTCGAGGTCATCACGAGGTCGTGCCCGAACCAGACCCACGGATCTTGCGAGCGCGGATGCGCCTCGGCGACTTTTTCCAACACGCTGCGGTGAATGATGACGCAGCCCATGCCGATGCCGTCCACTTCCTGCAGCCCCGGCTCGACCTGGTTGAGCGATTGGTACTCGCCGAGCGCGGGATCGTCTTTGCGCTTGAGCCACGTCGCCGTGAATCCGGTGTCGATGTACGTGAAGTAAAGTCCCGACACGATGGGCCGCTCGATAGGGTCGGCATCCTCGTACAGCCCGTAAATCACTTCCGACTGCGGGAACACGATGTCGGTGTCGAAGAACAGTAACCACTCAGGCTTGCTCTCGCGTTCCATGAAGGCTTGCACGCAGGCGTTGCGGTTTACGGTCGTGAAGTGCCCGCCGCAGCCGACGAAGCCCTCGATGATCTGCTCGTGGTACATATCGAACTTTTGGAGTTTCAGGAGAGACTCCATCCATCCGATCTTTCCGTTGCCCGCGTGCGCGTAAGCTACTACGACTCGTCCCTTGTGAATCATCGTCCCTCCTCGATGCGCGACGGCTTAACCGCCTGTAGTATAAACGCCAACTGCTGACTCTCTTCGACTCGATGCCAGACGAGTTGGAAATCAGCCTTATAGCAGAATCGGAAATCGCTTAGGGGCGTATCACCGACCTGCTTTGTGTATTCCGCTTGATCGAGAAAGGTGAACTGTGCCACTCCGATGATTCTCCGATGCGATGGGTCGCCCCACGCCCACTCGGAATTCCACATCGGGGTCAGACCGATCAAGAAACCGCCGGGGCGCAGCAGCCGCCAGTATTCGGAGAAGTCCGCGAAGAAACCTTTCCAATCGCCTTGCGATCGTAAGTGCTCCAGTACGCAGTAGGCGTGAATCTCGTCGAAGCTGTCGTCGTCGAACGGCAACGGCAGATTCTCCAAGTCCCATCTCACGTCAGGGTTATGGTACGGGTTATTATCGAGCGTCGTCAGAGAACTCCACTCGTGATTGCCGCCTCTAGCGACTTTCTTGAGGCGGTTCGACCCGCACCCGATCAACAACTCCCTGCGCTTCCCAACATCCACCGCTCTTGCTGCACCCACAATCGTCCCTCCTATAATTGCACCGCGATATTTATTGCCTGCGCGATCGGCGTAATCGGTCCCGCCGTTGGATTCACGAGATAGACCGTCACCGTGTTGGCCGTGCAGACCAGCATCACGGCGATCCCCGTCTGCCATGTCGCATCCGGCGCGTTCGGCAGCGACCAGCTCGCGACTGAACTGGTCGTCACGCCGGCCACAGTCACTGGCGTCTGAGCCTGCGCCGTCCCCGCATTCACCGCCGTTCCGTTCGTCGTCACTTGAGCATTGCCGCCGCCAGCGCCACCGACGCTCGACACCACGCCGACTGGATTCACGGTTTCCTGTGTCGGGTTGAACGTACCGGGTGGCAACAGAATGCGAGCAGGATACGATCCGTAGTTGACTGTTCCGGCCAACGAGTCTCCTGTCGGTTGATATTTCTCGATCGTCATCCCGGAATCCTAGTAGCCGGTTTCGGCAGATAATCCACTTCGATGCCCTGAATCACCATACGCCCCGCGCCGAAGTACTCAAGTTCCGCGCCGCCGAGAGTCGTCATGTCGATGTCGATCGCTTGCGTCAGCGCTCCCGCATCCGTCTCGAGAAGTTTCCCTGTAAAGCGCTGGTCGCCCTGTTGGTTCTGATAGAGAATGTTTGCTCCGAGCAGTTGCGCCGTCGTGCCGCGGAGCGCCGCCCGGAAGATCGTTCGCCGCAGATAAATCGGCGTACCAGGAGCGCCGACGCCCGCCATTCTGAAAGACACGTCGATGGGATCGGTCGGCTCTGTGTCCCAAAACTCGTCGCCCGCGAAGATTTGCCGCAGGATGCCGTCTGAGAAACCGGCGACGAACGTCGAGGTCTGGCGCTGCGTCGCCTGCTCGTAGTAGCCGGCCGCGAGCTGCATCGACGGCGGGAAGTCGATTATCGTCCACGCTTTGAGAAGCCGGTCGAAGTGAAAGCCGCGAACGAGCGCGCCGCCGCTACCGATGAGGGGCACGAGCAGCAGATACCCCGGCGGGCTAACGGTCTGCGCACTGGACGCGCGCTGAATATTATTCCAATCGACACCGTTGATGTCGGCATCTCCGCTCGCCGGCCACAAATAGTGCCGGATAGGGTCGGTGTACTGATCCACCACGTCCCGCGTGCCTGAGAACACGGCGACGCCCTGCGGCGACAACCGCATCATGCCGATGCCGGGAACAAACTGGACCGTATTTGCCGCGCAGCAACCAACGCCATCAGGAATCTGCTGAATCGACACGTCAGGAAATGACCCGAGCACTGAATACGTGCTCTTGGTTTTGAACAGCACGAGTTGCGGGCTGGCGGGAATGCCTACTTCGAGTTGCGTCCACGGACCTCCGCCCATCGGCATCTGCCCGTCGCCTTCGCCGACGAAATCCTGAAAGGTCGGGTCGAACGAAGTCGGATCGCCGTTGTCGGACTGCCTGAGCGAGTCGGGACCGTCGATCGCGCTGCCGTTGTAATTCGGCGCGGTGCCCCAAATCCACAGCGAGTTCTCGTGGTTGAATACGAAGCCCGCGCCAGTGATATTGCCCGCCGCGCCGTTCGCGGCCGTGCCCTTGTTCTTCCACGTCACGCCGTTATCAACGACGGTTGCGCGCAGAGCCGCGGGAAACGTTGGTGCAGTCGTTCCGCTCGTGCCGCCGTTGATCGCCTTGAAGATGTACTCGACGCCGCCAGACGGCGCGATGATGTGTGCGCCGCGCGGGTACTGCGTGCTCGGCAACCACGGCGGGAAATTGGTCGAACTCTGAAACGTGTTGACGAGTTGTGCGAGCGAGCCGTCCTGCTTGAAAATTTGCGGCGGTACGTCCAGCCCGAGCGCGAAGATCATTGAGTTACTGAACTGGACCGCGCCGACGACTGGCCCTGCGCCCGTGTATGCTGCGATGAAGCCCGACCAGGTTGCGCCGCTTAGGTCAATAATATGCGCATTGCCCGCGAAGTCGAGTTGAATGCCGAAGCGCGATGGTACAGGCGCGGTCGGCCCCGAAGGGTTGTACGCGATCACGAAGGTGATGGGATCGTAAGTCGGCATTACTGCGTCACTCCGATGCCCCACGGCCCGTTCGGGAAGCCTGAAATCGTCGCGCTTGGTGATACAGAGCCACTTGAGTTGACGGGGAATACGAGCACGTTCTTGTTGCCCAGCACCGAGACGTAGATATTCGCCGACACGTCGAAGGCGATGCCAGTCGGTCCCGCAAAGCCGAGTTGCGGCTGTAGTGCCGTGCTATCAATACGAGTCGTCGGCCCCACGTTGCCGTTGTCTGTCGTGTTGAACTGAAGCAGCGCCGCCACGGTCGGCGTATTCGTCGCCCCGAGCGTAATCCAGACCTTCGAGTTCGGATCGACGCGAATCGCCAGCGGATTGATGATTTGAGTCAGCGCGCCGACGATGGTCTGGTCTGGTGCCACGTTGCCGGTATTGCCCGCATGCCAGACCTTGATTGAGTTCACCGTGTCGTCGAGGACATACACGTTCTCGGCACCATCAATCGCCACGGCGCGCGGATGGGCGAGGCCGGTATTGTTGCCGCCTATCTGCGCGATCGGCGCCACGTCGCCGGTTGCGCCCGCCGCATAGATGAGAATTTGGCCCGTTCCCATCTGCCCATAATTCGCGACGTAAATCTTCCCGCTCGTGCCGACGCACACGTCATACGGTCCTGAGAGGAGACTATTGTTCGGTCCTTGGATAAGGGTGTCCGGCGCGGTGTTGCCTCCATCGTTCTGCGGGTTCGCATAGCCGATGATCGCGCCGGTATTCCCGCTCTGCGAGTCTGCGACCCACAACTTGCTGTTCAAGTCCTTATAGACGCCCTGCGGCGTCGTGAGCTTGGTCGCCATGCCCTGAATGATCGGAGTCGGCGTGATGACACCACTCGCCGTGATCGGGAACGCCATGAGTTGTCCCGCGACCGGCACACCCGAGCCGAGCGCCAGCACAAAGGCGTCAAATTGCTCTGCCGGCCATCCTGACGGCGACGTGAAGGTGCCTGTCGCCCCCGGTCCTGCGAATGGCGTACTCCACACGGCGACGGTATCCGTAAGCGCACCGCTTGGGCTCTGCTGATTGATCTGGACGGTCGTGCCGGGGATATTTCCGGGGACGATCTGCCCAGCGCCGCCGTTGTTCACGCCGTCGTTGACGGGTTGCATCAGGATGAGCAGGAGATCGTTCGCAAAGGTAGTTGTCGCACTGTTCGTTGCGGCCGAGCCACCGCTCGACGTGCCAGCGCGAAATGAGAACGTGTCGACTGGCGACAGCGTGTTCGCGCCGCGCACCGCGATCATCGCGCCGTTCATTTGGTAGCCGTTGAAGTTGGAGACGGGCGCCGGATACGTGAAGGTCTGTGTCGCCCCTTCAGTGCCGGTGACGACGTGATAGAGCACATTCACCACGTCAAACGACACACCGGTCTGATGCGTGTAGAGCGTCCAGCCGCTCGGAGTCGTGATTGGCGTCATCGCCGCGCCGACACCTGGCGCCACTCCCTTGACCGTGATGAATGCGACGAGAATATCGCCTGCGACGATCCCAGCAGGCAGATTCATCGTGAGTGTCATCGGCAACGAAGGAACGCCGCCCAGCCCGGAATTGCCGGTGAAGGTAAAGCCGACGCTGGAACTAACGACTACCGGCGCGGGAGGGCTGACGGAAGTGACAGGGCCGCTCGACACCCACCCGAGCGGCGCGGGCGGTGGACCGGGACGAACTACGACATGAGAGCCATCGACGGTATTGAGACCGCCGCGCTCGGCGAAGAGAAGATTCGAGATGCGCGGGACTGTGCCTTGAGGTTGATCGAAGACGTTCGAGCTGGCGTACAGGCCACCAGACCAGCCGGAAAATCTGAACGTCTTGAACGGAGGCACATGGATTCCCTATCGACGATCTGTGCGACGACGACCACGAACAGTCAGTCGCCTTGACCCACGTTTGGTCAGTTCTCGAATCAGTCCAGTATCGCGCGCTTCCAAAGCACCAGCATGACGACTCTCATCTTCCGAATCGCGGTCTTTGCGAGCCTGCGCACGTTCATGCAATCCCTGTTTCATTCCTCGATTTGCGGCACGAGACTTTCTATATTCATCGGCACTAGAGTACACGTCGCCGTCGATGACGCCGCCCGACCTTTCGTCCGCGGGTGTGGCTGTGCCTCTGCGACCGGCCTTACGATAAGACCGTTCGATCCCGGCGCTGCTTGGTCCGCCAGAGTATCCGTCATTGTCAGCCATTACCTTCTCGCCGCGCGCTTGAGCTTTCGCTTGCCGCGTTTCATGTGACGCTTCATTCCCTTGTGGACCTTTCGATCCAATTCTTCGGGAGAGTCCGCCGATGTCTCGAACGAGATGCGGTACTTCGGCTGATCGATCTTCTCCTCGGCCTTTTCGGGACGGTCGTCCATGACTATCTCCGAGACTTGCGGTGATGCTTGCGGCCCTTGCGCTTATTGTGCCGGACGTGAGCAATGCCCGCACTCCCGCGCTTACTCGCGACATTCTCTTTGTCGGCGATCGCTTCTTCTCGCGTCTTCTTGCTCATGGACTCCTCCTAATAACCGAGGCCGACCGCGACCTGTCGGCGCATTGAATTCTTGTTGAAACTACCACGCTTCGGAGCGCGTTTCACCCGACGCTTACTTTTACGAGTACCGCCACGTTTCATTACGGCGCTCCTGAAGTGGGGGCGGCAGGCGCGGAGGGACGAACTCCACCCACCGCCCCCGGTGGCAATGTCGAGGAGGCACCGCCAACATCTGAATTGTCCTGCATTTCCTTGATTGCGAGTCCCATTGACAGCCGCGTAAGTGAATAGACTGCCTGCTGCACGTTTGGATTGGTGATCGCCTTATAGTACGCCTCTCGAAAGGCGTCATCGGCGAGCGCGCGACGAAACGCCGTGTGTCCGACAAACGCAGCGAACGCAGCGGCGGCTGCGGGCGCATTGTGTTTCATCATTCCCATTCCGATCATCGCTTCGATGGGCTGATAGAGACCGATCCATCGCGCCATGAACGGCGGAAAGATGTTGCCGCTCGTTCCCGGCTTCAACGATTGCTGCGCCGCATTCATAAATATCTTGCCGACTGGCGAATCCGCAGCCGCGCGAATGCCCGCGATGACTTGAGCTTGAACAGCGGGCGACCGCGCGAGCGCTTCGAGGCGCTTCTGCTGCGCTGCCGTGTCCAGCCAAGTACTCAATTTACCGTAGCGACCGGGGTAAAGCTTTTGAAGGAGACCTTTTCGGTCTAACTCACGTAATTTGGCGACGACGCCCTTATCGCCAAGTAGTAGTGTTCCTTCGGGAGCCGCATAGTCGGCGAATGCGCGCTGCAATCCCGGCAATTCACCTTTCTGAGCCGCCGAGGTAATAGCCTGCTCGATGACGTGCGTCGGTTCTTTCTCGAAAAGCAGCTTTCCGACCTGTTCCGGTGTCTTGGTCTTCCACAGTCCCTTCATCAGAGGTCCGAAATCGGTGTAGAACGAGCGCGTCCGGCCTTTCAGGGCTGCGTGGAGTTCTTTTTCGGCGGGCGTGAGGAATTGGCTCTCGCCCATTTCGTCGAGCGCGGCAGTTGTCGCCTTCATCGTCTGCGCGGCGACCGATTTGCTCGTCGCGTTTTCAGTCCCACTGCGAAGAATATCGTTCGCGCGATTCTGGAGCGCGAGCACTTGCTCAACGCTAGCCGGGACCGCTTCCAACTTCTTGCTGCTGAACTTTGAGAATGAGGCGGTGAGATTCTTCCGCTGCGCAGGCGTCAGTTTCGTCAAATCCTGTCCCGGCAGATACTGCTGAAGTGGATCTGTGTTCCCGACCGCCAATCCATCGTTCAGCAGCGTTCGCGCTTTCGGGCTGACTTGAGCCATCCGCCCCGTATCTTCGAGCATCTGCTTCACATCGTGAAGCGCGCCCGTCACCGTTTCGGTCTTAACGGGATTTTTGTTATACGGCGCGAATAGCTTTTTGTACCCCTCGTTGATATCAGCGTGGATCGCGTTGACCGAATGAGCGGCAGCGTTCTGAGTTGCCCGCGTTTCTTGATTGACGACATTAGGAGCCAACTTCGGAGCCGATGCACCAAGTTCTGTTTTGACTTGCTGAAGTCCTTTTTGCTCTTGGGTGCCGCGAACGCCCGCTTCGGTGACGCCAGTCGCCGCACCTGCTGCGCCTTCGGTCGCGCTCTTGACTGCTTCGGTTCCTGCGGCGGTTGCCTTTGTCTCACCGCTGAGTTTCTTCGCGAGCGGACGCGCGCCCTCGAATAGCGCACCCCCCGCTGTGCCTTGCGCAAATCTTCCCGCCTCACCGCCGACACTTAGATTCGCGGGTTGCCCAGCAATCTTGCGACCGCCAGCGGATATGATGTCGCTACCAACCGTCTCCATACCTGTCAGCGCAGCACGCCCGCCCGCATACAATCCGCGTTTGAGTAACCCCGCCCCTGCTTCCGCCTCTGGACCGCCATAAAGAAAGGGGGCCATCGACACAACGTCCGCAATGGTCTCCGGCCACGACTTCGCGCGCACCGCGCCGCCCGTCTTAGGATCGGTTTTCATCACGCCCATCGTCGCGGCAGATGCGACATCCTCATCGGTCGCAGGCGTCGCGCCATCGAACCACCCAGTGCCATTCCATGTGAGCGTTTTCGGCATCAGGGAACCGTGATCGTCGCTCCCGGTTTAAGCGGATGGCCGTTCATGTCGAGTCCCTGTTTGAGCAGATTCGCGCGCATGATGATCGTGGTATGGTCCGCGATGAATTTCTCTTTTGCTCCCGGCAGCATGTTGTGGATGCTATACGGTTCTTTCGTCCAGAGGTCCGCGGCTTCCTTCGCCGCGAGAGTTCGAGCGCGAGCAACTTCCACAAGCCCGCCCGTCAGGGATCGCTTCGCAGCCTTCGGGGTAGCACCGGGCATCTCGATAAATCGCGGCGTCCCGGTCTTGTCCCGCGCCCAGTAACCCTTTTTGCCCCCAACGTCGGTCACGTCGCCAGCGGGGATCGGCGTCACGCCTTCGGCTGACTTTCTGGCGCTGGTTTCACCGCCCGCCCTGTGAATCGCGTCAGTAGTTTTCTCGGCTTCGACCTCCTTGGCGGCATCCACGAGCCACGTCGGGTTCTTGCGCAGATCGTCAATGGTCGCACCTGAATGCTTCGCGAGGGCGCGCGCTACTTCAGGGCGAAAGAATGCCTGCTGGTTGCGTGTGTCCTGCGATGCTTTCTGGCGCGCTTGCTCCGCCTGCTGCTGTGCGTCCTGCCGCTGCTTCATCGCGTTCTGCGTGGCGGTATTCCGCATCAGTTCGTCTAGCATCCGCTGATTCTGCGACTGTTGAATGTTCGCTTGCCGCTGTTGCATCGCCCGCTGATTGCGAATGTCAGCGATTATTCCGTCGAGAGCACCCGGCATTTTACGCTTGGCTCCCGATGATGCTCATGAGATAGCCCAAACCGGCTACGTCTGATGGATAACCTCCCGCCGCACCGCTGCCGACCTTGAACGGCATATTCTGCCCTTCAACGAACGCCTGCTGTCCAAGCTGCTGTTCCTGAAGTTGGTACGGCGCGAGCGCTTCCGCCGTGATTTCCTGCGACATGCCGGGCGAGGTCGCCAAGCCGCGGCCAACAATGCTCGGCGCCGTGTCGCGCGTGATGGCGTTGATGAGAGTCGGGCTGAGTTTCTTCGTGAGTTGGTTGATGCCCTTGCCGATCGCGCTTGGATTGAGTCCGGTTTGAGCCGCTTGCTCTTGTTGGCCGAATACGTTGCCTTCGATTCCCGTCGCCGCGCCCGCGCCAAGCAGCGTCATGAGTTGGCCGATGAGTCCCGAACCGCCCGGCGCGCCGCCCGCTGGCCCCGCGGCTTGCTGCGCCATCTGTTGCGCCTGCGTCCACGCCTGCTGTGGCGGCACGCCGGAGTTGACGAGAATCTGAAAAATGTAGAGCGTCTGCGGATTCATTTAATAACTCTCGGCCGCTTTCAATTTTCCCGCCAGCGAGTTCTCCTGCTGGAGCAACCCCATCAAGCCGCCCTTCTTGCTCTTATCCTCATTCACGAGTTTCGAGATTTCGGGGAAGATCTGACTCAACTGATTCATATTCAGGATGTTCGCGTTCGGCAGCATACTGTTGATCGCACCGCCCTGCTTCCACCCGCTTAACCTGACAGGGTTTTGAAAGCCGACATTCCCGCCGACCTGGTTGGGCAGAGATTGCCCTGATAGAAGTTCAATCACGTCACCGAAGCGGCGTGGGTTGAACGGCGTATTCGGGCCGCCCGACAGGTCATAGCCCTTGTTGACGCCCTGCGTCTGAATGTACTTGCCGAGCAGTTCTTCAAGGGGGTTGCCCGACGCTTTCAATGAGCCTGCAAGCGCTTCCGGCTTCGCCGACGACGGAACGCCACCGCCAATCGCGCCGCCGAGTAGGTTCCCGAGCAAATCGCCAATGGCGCTTCCCGCCAGCGTGCCGCCCGGTCCCAGCAACGATCCGAGCGCGCCACCCGCCGCGCCACCGATCGCGCCCCCTTCCGCCGATGAGCCACCCTGATTGATGCCGAATAGAGGCCCGAGCAGTTGTGCGATGAGGTTGCCCGCCGTGCTCCCGCCGCCGAGTAGCGAGCCGATGTTCCCCGTCCCGCCGCCTGTACTGCCACCGAGCAACGACAGCAGTGAGAGGAGATCGCTAGAGCTTCCGCCGCCCGCGCCAAGCGTACTCGGATCGAAGGCACCGGGACTGACGGAGCCAAGAATATCACCGAGGCCGGGTATGCTGCTTAGGTCAGGTGCTCCCGCGACCGGATAGGCCGGTGATGCCTGCGGAATTTGCAGCGTGTTTGATCCCGTCCCGTTATCCGGTTCCGCATCTCCGCTGAGTCCTGTGGGATCTGATGTGCCCCAAAACGCCATTTACCACTCGGTGACAACGGCGATTCCTGTGGTCGTGAGCGCGGTCAGCGATATGTCGCCCGGAGGCACGTTCGCCGCAAGCGATACCTGTCCCGACACGATCGGGTTATTCGGGCCAAACGTAACCGCCGATGAAGTCGCCAAGACGTGCGCGATCGTTCCCGGCGTGTTGTTCGTGCCGAACGCGAAATACATCGTCGCCGTGGCGCTGGTGTTCTCGATTCTCACGCCGCGGCGGAGCGTATTGGTCGCGCAGACGGCAACGCCGACAGCGTTGGTCGTGACCGTAAAGGTTGACGTGATTCCCAATGTTGCTACGGCCATGAAAGAACTCCTTCCTTAGTTACGGAATTAAGATTCCGAACGGATACTGCAACCGATAGCCCGCGAACGCTTCCTGAACACGCGCATCCCCGATCTGCCGGTTCTTCGGCACGGCATCCTTGCTCGTCCGCAGACTCTCCACTTGTGCGACGAAACTCTGATCGAGACTGGTTGCCGACTTGCCGTCCTGTTCCTTCTCGCGAAACCGCGCGAGCATGTATGTGTCGAGCGGCGTGTCCCAGCCTGCGGGAAGTTGCAGCAGCGCGTAACTCATCCCCGGCGCGAAGTCCGGTGCGAGGCGCGAGCCGGTGAACATCGCGATCAACTGAACGACGGGCGCGGCCGCCGCATGAACCGCAGGCGTCGTCCCACCAATGCCGCGGAGACAACCGACGAACTGCAGGTTGTTCGAGCTCGGCGCTGAAATCAGGATCATCTCCTGATCGATCTGAATCAGCCCCGGCATCGTGAATGTCTGCGCGTTGACGACATTGATGGTCGTGTCGGCCAATCCGACTGTGCTCGATACCGTGGTAGTCGCCGGTCCCTGCCCCGGCTGCGGCCACAGTCCGATGATGTCCTGTCCGGCATTCGACCATTCGGCCATGTAGCCGGGAATCGACTGGATCGGGCTGTTCAGCCAGACACCCGCCTGAGTCCCGACAACTTGCCACCAGCCGTTCCACCACAGGTTTTCGATCTCGGTCCAGCGGTTTTGAAGAACCTGCCACGCCGCTTGCGACGGCCACGCCACGCCCGAGATGTCTCTGATGCCGCCAAGCTGCACGACCATCTTGCGGAGCGCCTGATTAAGCCATGAGAACGCGATGCTTGAAGAGACGAAACCGCCGTCGCTGTCGGGGAGATACGCACTCGACTTTCGCGGCGGGAGGCTCGCACCCGAAGTCAGGGGGCTTGTAATCGTCACTGTCGCGGTCTGCCCCGGCAGAACGTTCGTGATCGTGAAATCGTTCTCCTGGTACTGCGCTTCGTTGCCGCTCGACACGCCGAAATAGACGCGCATCTTGACGGCGCCGGCCGGCGCGACGTTCTGAATGACAAGAGTGCCGTTCGTGCCCATCACCTGAAACTGCTCAGGAGAGGTCGCGGTCTCGCCCCACGGCGTGAACCAGGTCGTGACGATGTAAACGGTGCCGGTGAGAGAGCCGCCCGCAGCGGTGCTAAGTGTCGCGATAATCGGAGGCGGCAGAACGCCAGACGGATCGGGGCCACCCGCTCTCATGCGGACAATGGGGTCGCCAACCCTGATCGCCACTGACGTTCATCCCTCCATCTCAAACTGTTACATCTCGCCTACGGCGACGAACTTGATGACGCCGTTGATCGTGCCGGCCACCGTGCAGACCGCGCGCAGCGTAACGACGTTCGCCAGTTTCAGCGTCGCGGTAGTCGAAGTCACAATGTCGCTGCCCGCGGCCAATGACGAAGCCCACCGACGCGCGATGGTGCCGGGGACAATGGCCGGCCAAGTGCCGATCACGTCCACGACTTCGAGGTTGCCCGCGTTCGTCGCCGTCGAGTCGCACGCTTCGATCACGATGGGGCCAAGCTGGATGCTGGTTCCCGTGAGTCCGGTGAATTCCAGCGCATACGCCCCTCGCGTGACGGTCGGCTGCGTACCCGCGCCGTTCACAGGGAACGTGCAAAGCGCCGTCGCGTTGCCGGTAGCGACGATGTAGTTGTTATTCGTAGCGAGCGTACTGACGACCGGCTCGCCGGAGTCCGTGTATGTGACATCGGGGATTTGAGCCAGCGCGAGCGCAAGCAGGTTGTTCGTGCCCAAAGGCGGATTGAGAGGCGCGTTCGCCATGATAATTCTCTCCTTACGTTCCCACTATGGAGAAACTTCGTTTACCGATTTGGTGCGGGCAGATGCCCTTAATTCTTCGTCCCCACTGACAGTTCCAACAGAGAGTCTGGTACTGTTCGAGCTTCGGCTGATGCTGAAGCCAATTCCGAAAGTTTTCATTACCGCCATGAAATTTCCGATCTTGCGTGCCGTCATTATTGAGATGGTCGATTGTGAGGAACGCCTGCTCCGTCTCGCCACAGCAGGCGCACGCCCTGCCATAAATATCCAGAATGCGTTCCCATCTGCGAGCGCGGTAATCCTTCGCGTGCTTTTTCCCGCGCTCGGGGTTCTTCGCGTAGCGATTTCGGTCTTTCTTGTTAATAGATGCTCGACCTTTCTCAGTTTTGGCCCAATTTCGTTGGTACGCTCGCGCGCAGTCCGCGCAATCGCCCACTCGATAGCGACCGCCCTCAATGGCGCGGAATTCGGTAATCGGTTTTTCAACCCCACATTTTGCGCATATTTTTGTCATGCGCGTTATTTTAGCTGGAATCGCCATCCGTTACAACCGATTAGCACGCTCTCATAGCGTCAATTAAAGCCCCGTACCAGTCAATACTTGACCCGCTTTGGAAGGAGAGACGCATTGAACATTCCAGCCCAATAAAAGGAACGTAGAGAGCAATAACTGATTGCTAGGCTGGACCCAAGGCGTAAACCTAAAATAGACCCTGCTGAAGAACACCGGATAGATATACTTGTAGTTGATAATGAACGCCGTCTGCGCCTGCTCCGCCGCGAGGTACGGGTCGGGAACGACCTTCGTGGTGAAGAACCGCACGCCCTGTTTGAACGTGCTCTGCACCATGTCGTCGTCGGGGAATTCGTTCAGATACCGGATTTGCTGCACGAACAGATTCATGAAGTTCGCGTAGCCGGTCGGCGACATGAACATCACCTGCGGATAGTCGAAGCCGAGGTTTCCGGCATACGACCAGTACGCCGATACCATCGCAGCCATCGTCATTCCGCCGCCGGGCATTGCGATCGCTGCGTTCGGCTTCCAGAACGCATTCGATGACGTGGTGCGGTTGATGCCAGCGATCGTATTCGTCGTGTTGTTCAACCACGCATTGATGTCGTCGATAGCGAGGCCGGAGGGCTGCGTCGTATCGCCCCACAGCGCGTTACTCAGAATCGTCAGGAAGGTTCCCGACAGCATGATCATGTATGCGCGGATGAGGTTGAGGACTCCGGTCGGACTCGACGCCTGGTTGGTCCAGAGGTCGGTCAGCGACACGGCGAGGGGCTGGCGGTAGTACTTCCAACTCTGCACCGCCGGCTGAACCGGATCGGGGACTTCGAGCGAGATGGGCTGCGTGCCCCAAAAAGCGCCGCCGCCGGGAATGGTGCGCGCCGCTACCGCGAACGGCAGATCGGCCGCATCCACCCGCCGGCCGATACTCGTCATTTCGCCAAGCGCGGTCGATGGAATGAAGATGGCGTCGCCGATAACGGGCTGCAACCATCGCTGCGTGATGCTGTCCATGGTCGCTTGAGCCACGACCGGCGGTTGGTAAAGTCCCGACCCGACAAACCCGCCCATTAGATTATCTCCTTAGACACTTGATTTTCAGCCTGCGCTACTATAGGATACGCAGTATGAATGGTTACACCGTTGATGAAGTAGCGGCTCTGCTTGGGCTTAGCCGCCAGCGAATAAATGACCTGATCTTTCAAGGCGAACTCGTCGCCCGAAAAGAACTGCGAATCCTTGGCACCCGGCGCACCCGTTGGGGCGGGATGGGGCCATTCAAGAAATGGCTGAACGTCATCGACGAAGCTGAACTGATTCGATTCCGAGAGGCCCGGATCGCGCACTTGGAAGCGAAGCGTCCGCAGAGATTTGTGCCCGCTTTGGCCGAATCCTATGACATCATCCGCGCTATTGATCTGGCTTGGCTCGGTGGAATTATCGATGGAGAAGGCTATCTTGGGCTGACTCAAAAACTGATGCGAAGCACCACCGGCAAAACTTGGATCGGTTATACGCCGACCCTCGTCGTCGCAATGAACAGTGAATTTGCTTGCCGGAGAGCGCACGACATTACCCAAGTCGGGAAGGTCTTCCTGAAAGAAATCAAGAATGGGAAAGAGCACTGGTGTTGGAGATGTCGAAATGCCGACGCTGTCGCTGCCCTTCAACTCTTGCTGCCCTTTCTTATGGAGAAGAGTTATCAGGCTCAACTCGTTCTGCGCGGAGCTTTTATCAACGCCTCGTATCAGGCGGAGCGCGACTGGCGTTCGCGACTTCCACAACGCGCCGAAGAACTGAAGCGTCTTGCCGATGAGTTGATTGCGATACACGGAATTTCCCGGAAGCCTCCTACTTCGGGAGCGCGCTGAGCAATTTCAGCGTCTCCCGATCCTGTGCTGCTTCTCCGAGCGCCGCGTCGATCACTGAGTCCGCCGAACCCGCAACGCGACGCGACGGTCCTTTCGCTCCGCCGCCACCGCCGCGATTCGGCATCTGGATGATGTTCGTGTTCTGACGGAGTCGCGTCGCCGCTTCTTCCGCGCCTTCGGCCCGTGCCGCTTCAAGTGCTTTCTGGTGGCGAATCGGCGTCATCATGTCGTCGTTCACCCGCTTGAAATCGATCAGTCCGAATTGCTCGGCGCCAGGGACGAGATAGCGGCGCTCGGTGCCGTACTGCCGCGCTTTTTCGAGATCGGTCCCTTCCGGCCACTCGCCCGCTTCGCGAAATTCCCGGCGCTGGCGCTCGTCGAGCAGGAGCCGAGTCAGGACGTTGTTGGTCTGCTTGAGTTGCTGAAATTCGGGTGCGAGTTCCTGTTCGACGAAGGGCTTCAGGATATTGTCGCGGACGCGGCGCTCGGTGTGCTCGTCGTATCGTTTGGCGAACGGCGAAAAGAGAGGGTCGTTGCTGTACTCTTCCTCGAAGCGATCCGCGGGCGCGAGATTGCCGGCGGCGCCGGTCGCGCGCTGCGGCTGTCGAGGCTCATCGGGCTGCGAGGCAATCCGCGCCGCCTGTCCGAAGAGCGCGCTTGTGTCCTGCTGATATTTGCGCAGCGGCCCAAGCTCGGCGTCGCGCGCGGCGATTTCCGCCTGTCGCGCTTGAAGCGCTGATTTGTTCTGATTGACGAATGCCTTGAGGTCGGCGCCAGTCAGTTTCACCGGCTGTTCTTCGCCGTCGAGCCCCAAGTCGAAAGCCGAATCGTCCGCGAGTTTTTCTGCAATCTTGTCCCAATCTATAGCCATCGTCCTTTACCTCTGTACCGGCAGAACGCCGCCCGGCGCTCCGCCTGATGCCATTTGCGGCTTGTTCATCAATCCCTGCGAGAGCAGAGAATTGACGGGGCCGGCCTCCTCGGGCTTTTCCTTATCGATCTTGGCGATTGCGGCGCTGAGGGATGTTTGCGCCCGTGCTATATCCGTCGATGTGTGAGGCCCAATCGCTTTCTCACGCCGCAGTTCGCCAAGAAGCTGGATCAACACGTTCATGAACTTTTTGTAGTAGTCGGCCTGCTGCTGGGCGAGCACCTGCGGCATCATCGCCTTCGCAGCCATCATCTTCATGAGTTCAGGCGGGAGCGGTTGCTGACCGCCTCCTCCACCGTCATCCCCACCGCCCCCGCCTAAAATCGAAGCGAGGTCGCCGATGCCGTCAGCACTCGGGCCTGACGGATCGCCGCCCATTGCGGTCGGACCAGGCGCAGAAGGTGCGCCGCCCGCGCCGCGCAGGAAGGCCATCGGGTTAGATGAAAGAGACGAGGGCATTTACTTTCTGCCGCGCTTGCCCTTCGTGCCTGCGGTCATATTCTGGTCGCCATCCATCTGCCCAGCCATCGTGTCTGGCGGAGTGGCGAATGGAATGGTCGAGATGTCCTCGTAGTCGCCGTGTCCGCGACGGGCACCGGCGTTCCACGGACTGACAAAGCCGTCGTCGAACGAATCGCCGAGACTCGGTTTGCCCTGATTCCAGCGGTTACTTCCTTTTGCCATGACAAATCACCTCTTCGGTGTTGATTCAGTTTGAAGCCGGGGACCGTCGCCGCGATCCCCGGCGTTAGAAGCCGGGTTGCTCCCCAGCTCCACCTCAGCGCTTGTGTCCGCGCTTGTGCTTACGGCCCATCTTTCGGCCACGTGTTTCGTTCATTACCAGATACCTCCTTATGAGAGTGCTGCTGCGACATCCGCCATCTTGGGGAGATCCCCTTGCGGCTGACTCGCGTTGACCACCATATCGGCAAGCAGGTGGAAAAGTTCGCGCGGTTCGGGAAACGTACTCGACATTTCCTTCCACGACGCTTTCGATAATTTGATTTCGGGGAGTTCGCGCCCGTCCACAATGAGTCGTACGATCACCTGATCGTGATTGACGCATGGTGTAGTGGTGCGGCAGCGGCGAATGCCGCACTGCCGAGCTACAACGATGTGGCTTGGTTCGCCGGGGAAAGGACTCTGCGTCTGTAATTCCATCTCTGCAAAAGAAAACGGCCCGCACCATTTCTGGCGGGGCCGTTAGGAACATCCCTTGCGAGGAGTTTACTTAGCTTGAGTTTGTATTCCGTTATTGCGGTGATTGTCAACTACCGCCTGCTGTGCTAATCGCGCGGCACCGCGACCGTACTTCCATTTTCGGTACTGATTACGACTCGGATAGACACCGGCGACCTCGCACGCGCGTCGGAAGTTAGCGTCGGTCTGCGCTGCTTCTCGATTCGTCACTTCTTACCTCCACCTTTCCCGCCCTTCGCGCCCTGAGCGATCGCGGCTAGTTGCGCCATCTGTTCCTGAGATTCCTTTGCGTCGGCAATGTCGTCCGCGCCCGGCACGCCCAACATCTTGAGCGCCATGCGCTTCGTGATCGCGTCGAGGTTGAGCAACGTCGGTACGAGTTGTTTCGCCGACGATGCGGACATCGGCTTGAGACTGTCAGCGTCGAGGGTTACTTCCCAGTTTTGTAACTGTTCGAGCGGCACGCCTTCCCACGCCGCCGTGCGGAAATCGCCGTTGAAACTCTGATGGAAGATGCTGTCGTCGAGCCAATCGACCATCGTCTCGAATACGCGGCGCCCTGCATGCTGTACGGAGTCGGCTAGAAGCCTCGCGCGCATTCGCGTGATCGCCTGCGCGTTGACAACCTGCGCATCCATCAATCCCGGCGAAATGTTACCTGCGCCCGAACTGCCTTGACGCTCCGGCGTGTAGCCGAATAACCGTGCCATGTGCGAAAGAATGTCGTTCGAGAATTTATACTGCTCGCTACCCATCTGACCGGGGCCGACGAACTTCAACACCTTCGACACGTCGTCCGCCGACTTGACGCGAATCGAGCCGCCCAATTTATCGAGGTTGTCGGGATTCAGAATCGCGCCGTCCTGGTACACGCGGTACTGATAGTTCGTGCGAATCTGATTCTCGGCAACCTGCGATGCCATCGACTCGGCGAGGTGCTGCATCTGGATCAAATACTGAACCGGCGGCGTTCCCCACACGCCGTAAATCGGCGGCAGCGCAAAGACCGGCACGATGGGGAATTCGCGATACTGATTCGGGCCGTCCCACAATTTGAGTTTACCGGTACGAACGATGAGTCGCCCGGTCGGATACTTCATCAAGGTATCGGGCGGTGGTAGCACGCCGCCTGCATTCTTCGATCCTTGAATCTCTCGCACGACGTTCTCGCGCGAGTCGTCCTTGATGTAAACGTAATCGACCGAGAGGTAGTCGTTCGCACCGGGCGGACGACCAATCGCCACCGACTGCATCGCACCTGGCGGAAGTTCTATCGCCATCGGTCCTGAGCCAAGTACGCCGCCGAGTCGCGATTCCAAGTACATATCGCGTTGATGCTCGGCGAGCAGTCCGGGCAACCGATCCGCAGCGTGCGGAAACATCCTAACTATCTCGTCCGGCGCCATCGGCACGCGAATGACGATGTACTCCCAGTCGCACCAGTCGGTCGCGAAGGGGTCGGGAAAGATATTCTGCGGCGAGCGCGAACGGATGCGGACGGAACGAGGGGCAGTCGAGTCGGTAACTATCTCGATGAATCCGGTGTGGCAGAGCAGCGCGTTGAGTTCCGCCTTGAACCATTCAAGCTGAAAGTTGTTCTTGTCCCAATTCGCCTGAAACGCTTTCTCGCGGGCCTTCTGCCGCTTGCCGTCGCGCGTGACGAAAAAGATCGGCGATACGTCGGTGAGGTCGGAGGCTTCCTGCATGACGAGAGTTTGCAGGTCGGGCATTCGGAGTTTGATCTGATATTCGAGCTGGGGCTGCCAGAAGGCCGGACGAAACAAAAAGAATTCTTTTACCCATTCATTGTAGTTCGGCCCTTGCGCCTCGGTGCGATGGTCCTCGCTGATCTGAATTAGATCGTCGATGAAACTGGCATCGCGCTCTTCTTCAATCGTGAAAGTAGCTTGCTCGTCGCGCGAGCCTCGGACCATTGGCGTAGATGCCATGTCGAACTTGTACGCTACGCTCGATGTTTCGGCAAGTTAGTTGCCCTTGCGACCGATGATCGGGATACCGCCATTCGGTGACGCGATGTCGCTCGGCGGTTCCGCGCTCTTCACGATGAGGCACGTCGGACAGGTGCCGAGATGTTTCGCGGCGGGGAGGTTCTTCACCTTGAACCCCATCATTCCCAACTGCGTGAGCACTTGCGAGATGGTCTGATGTTCGAGTGCGTCGGCGATCCGCATGGCGGTGCGCGTCCACGCTTTCGCCGCGTCAACGTCGGTGAGAATTTCCTTGAGGTCGTCGTCGAGTTCGTCCACGATTTCTTTTCTAGTCGGCACTGTCGTCCTCTCCCTCATCTGGCGGCTCTTCTTCGCCTGCGTTTGCGTTCTCCGGCACCGTACTTGTCATATCAGTTCGCGACAATGCCGCTACCCTGATCTGTTCGATGCGCTTGTCCTCGTCGCCTTCGTCGATTGTGTTCTTCACCAGTTCGTTGCCGAGCCGGATGAGCGCGGCAAGCTGGTCGATTTTGTATTCCTGCTTGATGAGCAGAGCACCGTTACGGACGAGGCGACGCGCGAGTCTGCCGTTGGCGTATCCGATGTTGTGCTTGGTGACGTTCTTCGTCCACTCGTCGAGGAAGGCGTCCACCAACTCGAAGCCGTCGTCGGCTTTCTTGCCGGCCTTGGCGTTCTTGTGTTTGCGCGGCGGTGCGGTGACGGCGGCAACCGCTGCCTGCTTGCGTTCATCATCAAGAGTTTGCGGTCGCGGCTCTCGATGTCCGGCCCACGGCGATTCTGTCTGGTCGGGCGGCGGTGCGGGAGCGATGCGCGATGCTGCTCCGGCTCCGGCACGAGCGGCGGCGACACTGCGTTGAAGTGCGCCGGTTCCTAGAGTTGGTGGTGCATCAGCCATTAGACGAATGTATCTCCATTAATATGCCGGACGATCTGATCGGCGGCACTGGATTTAGTAGGCCGCTTCATCGCTTCTAACTGCCGGTTGAACTGCGCGAAGATCGCGGTCGGGTCGTTCGCCATCTTGATCATCATGCGCTGCGCGACTGTCTCGCTCTGCTCGGGCTCGATGTTGGCGCGCGGGCGCTCCATGTCTCTCGCGATCCATGCGTACATCGTCGCGTCGAGCACGTCGTCGTGGCCCCGAGCGACTTCGGCGTCTGTGCCTTCCATAGACGCGATCTGAATCTGCTCGATCAGCCGCTCGTCGCGGCAGATGAAGATTTGGTTTTCGAGCGCGATGCGGAACGTCGAGATTCGGATGTCGTTGGTGGAAGCAGTATCGATCCACCCAATATTCTGGCCAGGGCGATTGTGTATGCGGTCATCACGGCCGCGCCAACGAAGGAAACGATGGATAGGATAATCAAAATCGTTTTTCACCCTTCGGAGGACTTCGTTGCCGAAGCCGTCCGTGATCGCGATGTTGAGCAGCGCGTACTGGTACTCGCTGATTTCGAGCGTGCGATAGAATTTACCTGCCAAGGCAACCTCTCGTGCGACTCGATCAGGGGGAATACGACCTTCCAAAACTGCCGCAGTAGCACAGGTGGACCCGTTGACGACGACGATCGCCGCGAAGTCCGTGACACGATTCTCGTCACCACCTCGGAACCCGTCATAGCCACGAGCGGCGTCCACCCCGATATAGTACTCGCACTGCTTTTGCGGCTCTTCATAAATTCTCCACAGGCCGTTGTCGGAAATCCTGATCGTGATCGGAAACTGACTCTGCGTGTTGGACGGCACGAACGAGCCGATGCCGATTTTCGGCGGCACCTGAAGGTGGAGTTTCGCGAAGGCGCGTTCCTCGGCGGAGAACGCGGGCATTTCGGTTTGCAGGAAGCAACTCATCGGGTCGGACGGATTCTCCTGCTCGAAGAGTTCCTTCTTGCCGCGATAGCGCCCGCGTATCTCCATGCGGCGCCACGCGATTTGCGCGCGTTCCACGCCGTCCGCCATCAGCGCCTTCTCGTCGTTGTCGAGGTCGCCCATCTTCACGATGCTCGGATCGGCGTAGGCGTATGGGTCTTTCATCCACGGGCAGAAGTAGCGGACGAAGAGCGCGTCGCGACGCTTGTCCTTGACCCAGCGGGCCTGCTCCCACATTTCCTTGAACGCGACGCCGCGGCGGTCGGGCGACGGCGTACTCTCGATGCCGACGAACGTGTCGAGCGATCGAGGAACAATCGGCAGCATTGCGGTGAACGGCGACTGCGGCGGATAGTGAGCGGCTTCGGTGAGTTGCATAAACTGGGCGGCGTCACCGCGGCCCTCGCCGGTCGCTAGAGCTTTCGATCCCGCGATAATTGACGGTCTGCGTCCGGCGCCGATATTCAGCGCCGACACTTCGCGGCCGCCCTTACCCGATGCCGTGTACTCGGTGCGCACCTTCCCCGGCAGTCCGTGCGCCATGATCGAATACGACTTCATGATCTTGCCGAGCGTCGAACCGAGTTGAGCCATGACGATGCCCTGCAAGCCCTTCTGGAAGAACGCCATCGACGTGCCAACTCCAGTGATGACGCGCGACAGACCGACACGGCGGGGTTTGATGGCGATGATCCAGACGAGTTGCTTCTGATCCTGAACCTGAGCGCAGAGTTCGAGGAAGTCTTTTTGCGCCTGATTGGGCGCGAAGGGAACGAAGATGTGCGGCTGGAAACGATCTTCCAGTCGGTACACTGTCGAGAACCAGTGGGGTAACTTCCTGAAATCTATAAGGGACAATCGGTCTAGCTTTCCTGCTGCTGCGCGACCGCGTTCTTGTGCTGGAGGTCGATCAGTTTGTCCGAGCAGCGCGAGCTACAGGCGTACATCTCGTCGAACTTGCCGGTATTCCGGTTGAACACCGATACCTGGTTGAAGATGCGGACGTTGGCGAGCGGCTTGTGACAGCCGCCGCAGGTGCCGGACGTAGCCTGAACGAGACGGCGGTTGCAGCGCTCGCCGATTTTCTGCATCTCGCCGGAGACTATGCCGTACTCGACGTTCTGCTGCTTGGCGTCAATTGTAGCGAGATGGGACTGCTCCCAGTTGCGGAGCATCTCGATGACGCCTTCGGGGGAGTGGGGATCGATTTCGGGGATTTCTGTGTGCGCGTGTTTTGCCATTACCGACTCCTAGTTGCCGTAACCCTTAAAGCGATCAGGATTGACGAGATTTCCTAACTCTTTGTCGAGTTGCTGTTTCTTCGCGGCTTCCAACATCTTCGGCTCCCACTTGATGAAGAGCAACTTGCAGGTCTTGCAGCCGAAGGTCGAATACCAACGGGCCTGCGGAGTGCCGTGATCGCCGTAGTGCTTCACGTCGGATTTCGGGCACTGGCCGCGCTCGAAGTTTTCGCAGAGGGGCAGATCCATTATGCCGCCTCCTGCGCCGATTCGCGCAGTCCCTCGTCGCTCCACATGCGATGGCACTTCTCGCAGGTCGCATAAAGACCATTTGCTGATGGTCGCCTAATTATGCAAGCTTCACCAGCAGGTTTCATCGGTCCCAATCGGCCACCACATTCCGGGCACTTGCGCTTCGCTTTCACGGCAGCACCTCCATCACCTGATTGGGCTGATGCACGACGGCACCGAGCAGGCAGGTATTCTTCACGTCGCCGTAGCCGAAGAGCGTCGAGAGGTCAGCGCCGCCGCCGAAGCGATTCAGATGCGTGTCGAGATGATACCCCGGCGGACAGACGCGACTCGAGTCGCAGCGCACTTCCATCACCGAGCCGTCGAAGCGCGCGAGGCAGGTTTGTAGTTGCATGTTCGGCACCGGCATGAGGAGCGCGGAGAAGGTCGAGATACCGATGCTACTCGCCAGCCTTTTCAGGATTCGCCTCCACCGCGGCTTTCGGGCGGCGGCTTCGTCTCTTAGGCTGTGGAGTTTCTTGATGCCCGGCGTTAGGCCCGGCTCGTCGTAATGCTGCATCCGCGAGCGCAACGAGGTCCGGTTGCTGACTGGGTACGCTTTCATCGGCGTCCTCCGCTTCGATTTCGAGATGCCTGATTAATTTGCGCCAGTGGATGCGCGCCGGCTGCGACGTGAAGGTGACGCGCGCCGTCACGCCGTTGCCGACCGGGATGGTGAGTTCGACGGCGCTGCGTTCCATCATGTTTTGCGGCGGGCGCATGAAGGGCGGTTGAAACGGTGCGGGTCCGCCATCCACTCCGCGGTTATTCACGGGCTGAAGATTCTGCGACATCATCAGCCGAAGCGACTCGGGACTCGGCGTGCCCCCGTTCGCCATCGCCTTCAACACATCGGGCGGAATGTTCTCGGCGAGTTGCTGCGGCGTCGGCGTCGGCCCCGTCACGATCTCCGGCACGTAAGCGGGGTCCGTGACTGGCACCTGCGCCGTTCCGCCACCATCGTACTGCGCCCGCAACGCGCTCGAATCGAAGTGAATCTCTTTGCCGCCGCCTGCGCTCATCGTCGGTACTCCTCTCGCTACTATGTCCGGCGTCACCGGCGGCGCATCAACCCACTGGGGCATTTCGATTTATCCGTTGACTGAGACGGGCAAGAATATATCGAACTGTACCTAAGTATCGGGCTTCTGCGAAGAATAGCCGTTGCGCTCGCTGTCGTTTGCGGTCGCGATTTTCCATCGCTCGCTTCCAACGCTCTAGGCGATCAGGCAATCCAGTAAGAGCGTCCCACAGTTCTTGGCCTGTTTCGATATCATCCTGCATCGCTGATCTCCCTTACCCACTTGCCGGTCGCGTTCATCTCCACCCGAAACTGCGCTAGCCCCGGAAACTCCTTCGGCTGGAACTTGAACTCCTTCGGCCGACTCTCCCACAATAGCCGCGTTAATTCCATCAGCCGCCAGGTCGTCTCCGCGTCCTTCTGCCGGTGCCACGCCACCGAGCACTTCCGCCCGCAGAACGTCCCGTCCCTCTTCGACCGCGCCGCCTTCAGCGTCTTTTCCAGACCGCACCACTCGCAGGTAATCGTGACGGGGTTGGCCGGGCGGAACACCATCTACTTGCCCCAGTCCTCGCTCCACGCTTTCAATTTCGATGAATCGAAGCGCCAATCACTCCCGATTCTAAATGCCGGTATCCTCCCCGCTCTCACTAACCGATATACCGTCGTGTAGTGCATCTTCAGCCATGCGGCTACTTCCGGCGTAGTCAGGATCGGGGGGAGGTCGCTCACGGCGTCCTCGTCGCGGTCGGCGTCGCCTTCGGACTCGGCGTGGAAGTCTTGGTCGCCGTACTCGTCGCCCCCTTCACCGGCCACACCTGCCCCTGGTAACACCCCGCCTTCCCGCCCACGTTCTTGTACATCCCCCAACTGCTCCCGTCCGGCGCCAACCCCATGCAGCAGCACCCCTGACAGATCGTCGTCTGCGCGTACAGCGGGGCGGACACGAGGAGCAGCGCGAGCAGGGCGAAGAGCCTTACACTTTTTCTCTGGTAAGCCATTTGGAAAACGCACTCGGCGCGAGAACCTCTTTCATCACGTGATCCATATGGCGCACGACGTAGGGGTAGCGTTCGTCTGGCGTCATCGTCGCCCACCGCGCATCAATTTCGGGAGGAATGCATGAACACGTCCCTTCTTCTTCGTCAGCCATCCACACCCCTTATCAAGTAACGTGACACCTTGTCAACCCCAAGGCGGGTGTCGGGGTTTGTTGCTGTCAAGCCAAGGGGGACGCCACCGGTCGGAGCAGGCTCGGACTTTGCCCGCCGGCGCTGACTGCCAGGACGAGAGCGGGCGCCGCGGATTCCCGATCGAAGAGCGCCCGCGATCGAGGTCGCGAGCTGGATTGAATCAAGGGGTTGCTTTGACCGGGCACCATGCCCCAAGGACGCCGGCCATTGGACTGTCCGCGCGGTCAGTGAAGCTTGGCTAATTCGCGCGCTTGCTTGATGCTCACGCCCTGTGCGCGTAGTTCGCGGTATCGTGCCGTCCACGCGTCGCGCGCTATCCACGCCGCCTTCAGATTGGCCCAGTCACGTGACCGCCAATACTTTGCGCGACCGAGCCCTGCAAGTCGCTGTCGCGCTCGCGTGCCCGTCTGTGAGTCAAAGCGCACTGGCGAAAGCCCGTATGGGGTAAAGGATTTCAGAATGCGAGGGTTTGCGTCTCCGAGAGATAGTCGATAGCGGAGCGGAGGATACGAACATCGTCTTTGAAGTTACCAAGGCCGAGATTGCAATTGGTGCACAGATAGCCGCGAAACTTGCCGGTTTTGTGATCATGGTCGCGTGCCAGCCGACGCTTGCCCAACCATACGCCCACGCCGCAAATGCCGCAATAACGACGCTGCCAACTCCGGTCTCTCGCGAATAGAAGCGCCGCGCTCAATCGTTCGTTCATTTGTAATGTTACCTCAGTTGACTTCGATTCCGGCCTTGAGCACTTGGATAACGACGGCGCGGATGAGAGTCGCGGGTTTGACGCCGTGCGCCTTGGCGAGGATCACTTGATACTCGGCAGGAGTGAAGCGAACCGAGACGATGCGCGTGGCGGTTTCCTTGGCGGGCAGTTTTATTTTCATAGTGCCATACTGGCACGAAATAAATATGTTTGCAACCTGTCATTCGCTCTTGACATACATTTCGTATTCTGTCAGATTAAGAGCGTTCGCCAGTCTGAAGGTTACGAGGGTACAAACTGAATATAACGGAGGAATGGGGAATGAAAGCTGACACAATCGCACTAGGGATTTTTGGACTCGCGATCTTCTCGTTCGCAATCGCCACGCTGGGTCAAGAGTTAGCGCGATGAGTACTTATAGCAACAATAATCCGCAAATCGCGTTGCACCATATCCGCCGTCGCAATCGGAATAATACATATTGCGGAATGCCTAGCGCTGCTTATGCCGCCGACGCGCTGATTTCTCGTCAGAAAGCTTTGCAGTTAAGCGCCTACGAATACGACATCGAATTAAAAGGCTGCCAATCGTGCATGGCGGGACTGTCCGCAGAGATAGCAGATAGCTAGAGACTGAGGTCACGAGGGTACAAAACGATCTGTTTGGGAGGGCTTGAAAATGTTGAATCTTAATCTGACCGAAGTGCGCGAGACGATCACCGTGAAGCCTGATGGGAAGGTCACCGTCGATTACTTTTTCGACTTTGCGGACAAGAGCTACGGAATGCTGGCGGCGGCTTTTCCTGTCGGCCAGACTGCTACGTTTCGTCGCGTGTGCGCGAGTGTCGAGGAGTCGCGATGAACCGCGTCCGCTTCCCACTAATGACGCTGGAATATCTGGCGGTAACGGCGATGCTGGCGGCCGGTGCGCTTGTGGCCGGCTCCTGGCTCGCCGACGCCATTACCGCGAGACTCGAAACGCTCTGTAACTTGATGCGCTAATGGGAGAAATGACGATGAACGAAGTATGCAAAGCTGTCTATTTGGTCGGATTCTTTCGGACATTCTATGCGTTCGTCGCGGTCGGCTTGAAGCCTGAACTCGTCAATCGCGTATGCAGAGACTACGATACCGGCCTACGCATCGTGCCTGTTGAGGATGGCGTCGATGCCTTCTCGACCGCCCCATGACCTGCCAGCCAATAGAGATTATCTGCGAGAGGGAGGAGTGAGTTATGCGTATCGGAGAAAAGGACTCGCGCGGCTTTCGCTATGTCGGCAATCTGTCCGCTGTCGATCCCGCATACTCGATTGAATTATCGTGCGATGCCTGTGCCGTGTTTTGGATTGGATGTTTCGACGCTAATTGTTGCCCCGAATGCGGCGACGGTACGGATTGGCTCGCCCACACCGCGCATAAATACGCCCCAAGCGACGAGGAAAGCGAATGAGCAAACGAGACGGCAAAGGTGATGTCGCGTCGATGGCCGAAGTCCGCGAACTCCACGACGACAACGGCGACGAATACGCATCTAATCGGGTCTGGTCCGCGCTCGCGCTCGCCATCCACACAATCGACAAGATGCTGCCTGCTGTTATGGCTCTAGCGAAACAATCGTGCGTTTGCAGCATCAACTATCAGTGCCTTCGATGCGAGGCTAAGCAGCTACTCACGGAGATCGACTGATGACCTGTGAACCTATCGAGATTATCTGCGAGGACTGCGGGCGGCTGCGAACGTCGGTGCTCGTCGATGCGCCTCACATGACGCCATTCGACAAGCGCAGGCTCAGGCTCGAAGCATTCATCCTCGCCATGCACCGAGAGGCGCAACATGGCGAAAAGTAAAGGCGCTGTCGATTTCAAAGAATGTCCTTACTATCTCGCGCGCAAGGCGTGGAAGTGTAGATGCGGTTCTTGCGATGTCTGCGGCTTTCACAAGCACACCGCGATTCATGGGCCTCTCTACGGCGGATCGGTAGGCTCCGCGCCTTGGGGACACGAATTCAGACCGTCTAACGCCCGCGCCATGCACAGGGACGCGCCCAAGGAGAACTGTCCATGAAGAAACATCTTTTTGCTCGCATCGTAAAAACCGAAGACCAGTACTCAATCGTCTGCCGCGCGTGCGATTGGAAAGGCTTTGATTACGATACAGAATCGGAAGCCGTCGATATCGGCCAACGTCACAACGCACATTTTCATAAAGGGATCACCGTTGAAGGAGCGCGCACAACTTTCAAAACCCGCTGACGCACAGGGACGCGCCCAAGGAGATTCCGAAGTGAGCGATACCGACTACCGAGAATTGGCCCAATGGCTTCGTGAAGGTTCTCACGGATATGTCGGTTGCCCGAAGGCCGCCGATGCTATCGACGCTCAGGCCCGCGAGATCCAAAGGCTGCGCGCGGCGCTGGAGAATTACCAACGGTGGTGTACCTGTCGGGGATTCGGCGCTGGTGAATGCGGCGCAACAATCTCGGACGAGTATGCGGCGACTGTATCGCACAAGGCGGGTTGTATGGCGCTGGCCGCCCGCGAAGCCCTCGCCAAAGGAGAATAACACCCCATGCTCACCAAAGTTAGGGAAGCTGAGATTCGCGCCGCCGCTCTAGGCGATAACGAACAGCCAATAGTCTTAATCGGATTCGCTCGCATCGTGGCTCAAGACCTCCTCGCCGAGTTGGACGAAACAAGGGAGCGGGTCGCGCGGCTGCGGGAGTTTGCCATCAAGGTGCGCGATAGGGGTGCGGGTCCGATCATGCACCGTTTAGAAGCTCGCGCGGTAATTGAAGCCGACGACCTAGCAGCAGCCAACAAGGAGCAGCCATGAACCACCGCGCCCTTCTCCACGCTGAAATTCGCAGACTCAACCCGCCACGTCGTCGGAGGCTGTCTATGTGCATCAACCATCGAATCGCGCGCCCCACTCCCAATGCTTGGCGCCTCGACCGCCAGCGCCGCCGCTTCCCGCTCCGCATCGTCCTGGGCTGCGCCGCGCTCGCCGGTCTGTTATGGTTTCTGGCCTTCGGGGTGATTAGCAAGTAAAATCAAGTTTGGCTGAGCACGACGGTCACCGCATCTAGCGCATTCGTCCGCAGATCGCGCCGCCGCCTACGCGAGTCTCAGCCAATCCCTCACTTCGTTCCCAAGGTCGGCGTCGTGCCAAATTGCATCCCACGTTGCGCCGTCCGATTCTTCGCGATGCCGATGTAATTCTCCGACAGCTCCAGCCCGACCCAGCGGCGCCCGAATCGCTCCGCTACCTTGCCGACAGTGCCGCTGCCGATGAACGGATCGAGTACGAGGTCGCCGGTCCTGCTGCCCGCCAGGATGCACGGCTCGATTAGCTTCTGCGGGAACGTCGCGAAATGCGCCTCCGGTGTCGGCTCGCTGTTCACCGTCCACACGCTGCGCTTGTTGCGACCGTTCGGATCCACGTTTGCCATTGGAGCATTGCCGCCAGCTCGTCCGCCGCTAATCATCTGGGCCCGTCCCGATGGATGCCCGCGTACCGTCTCACCATTCCACGGTTTCATCATTCGCTGAATAGACGATTCAAGATTTGGCTCTCTAATGGCGTCTTGATCGTAGAAATATCGCTCGCTCTTACTCAGCAGGAAAATATACTCATGGCTGCGCGTCGGCCTGTCCGTCACTGATTCCGGCATCGGGTTGGGCTTCGCCCAGATGATGTCAGAGCGCAGATACCAGCCATCCGCCTGCAACGCGAATGCGACCCGCCACGGGATGCCGCAGAGGTCTTTCGGCTTGAGGCCGGGGACCGGGATTCGATTGTCGAGGCACGATGCGTCAGGCTGGAAGTTGCCCGATGGCCCTCGGCCGGATCCGGCGTAGGAATCCCCCAGATTCAGCCACACAGTCCCGTCATCGCGCAGCACCCGCCGCACTTCCCTGAACACGCTTACCATCGTCGCCACGTAGGCTTCTGGCGTCGGTTCCAAGCCTATCTGTGCATCTCGCCAGCGTGAGCCACATTTCCGGCATTCATTCGCAAATTGGTAGGTAAGCGTCCCTGCGCTCGTTAGCTGCTTCGCTGCCGTAATCGGGTCGCGCCCGCCCCTCGGTGGTTCCAGATGGTCGCAATCAGCATCCCCGCCTTCCCATCGCGCCGTCCCGTAATCCCTCAAACCCCAATACGGCGGACTCGTTACCACTGTCTGCACGCACCCGTCGCGCAGCGGGATATGGCGGGCGTCGGCGCGGAGTATCATCGCAAGGTCGTCGTCGTGAGCCGCGCCCGCCGTGAGCACTTCCAGCATTCGCCGTCCTCGCCTACGAACTCACTCGAGACGTGCCCCAGCGTGAAGTGCTGGGTCGTAATCGTCGCGCCGCATCGCGTACAGGGCTGCGTCTCGTCCGGCGGTAGAGTCTCGAAGAGTTCGCCTTGGTTCACGGCCGGCACAGCTCCTCGATCGTCCTGAGCGCCCGCGGCAGGTAGGTAAGCATCAGCCGGTGCTCCGCCTGCCAGCGGCGGTGGTAGATTCGGTACGCCTCGCGGTGTGAAACCCCAAGGGACCGCCCCGACCCCGGAAAGCCCATCGCTCGCAGGGGAGGTTTGCCCGGGGGTTCTGCCGCGGGGCGGCCTTGGGTGACTCTGTTCATAACTTTTCCTTAAATAGCGATAGGGTTTCGCCGATTCGCTTTGCCGTGTCGTCGCGGATGAATCCAGGCAAGTCTCGAGTGTCTATTTGAATCATCGGAGGGATCTGGATGGGCAGGCCCATCTCATCCAGAATCTTAGGAGTATGGTTTTCCCTCATCTTCTTTAGGCGGTATTCGAGGCGCCGGTCGGCCGCGCACGTCGAGCATTCAACGAACTCAGGCAGGTCGTCGACTTCGTCTTTTAAGACGGGGATTTCGTAGCCGCACGACTCGCATTCGACCGTCGTATCGGCGTAAACAATTGCTAGGTTTAACCTATGGTTTTGATTTGCTAAACCTATCATTTCCGCTCCAAAAACATCTCGCTATTTCAATTCTTTTTTCTCAAAATGCTAGGTTTAGGTGATTCTGAAACCTACCTTTTTTTCGTGGTAGGTTTGAAACCTAGCAAAACCGCCTATTCCCGCTTCACTTCGGCCAGCGTCAGAACGCCGTCGTAGGTCTTGCTCGCGTAGATGAACGGCGACCGCTTCAGCCCCTCGCCCTCGCGCCGGATGCGTCCCTCGTTGAAGAGATTGCCGAGCGCCGTCCGCACGACCGACTTCTGAAGATGGATCTCCCGGGCGAGGCTGGCGAGGTCAAAAGGCCGATCGTTATTCGCCGCCAGGAACGCCGCCACAGGGTCCGCGGCCGCGCGTCCCTTATCCTTCCATGAGAACGGTTCTCCTAATACAACGCGGCTCGTATCGGCGTCGAGGCTCAGCACATATTCGGCGTCGAACGGCACGAAACCCGCCGCCTTGCCCTTCGACGATCTCACCGTATGGATGCCGTTCCGATTCGTCACGACGAACCGCGCGTTGACGCCGCCGCTGAAGGAGATGCTACCAAAGCCGGCAGTCGCCACGTCGTCATCGTCGCTGCGGCCGCGTGGTATGTGACCCGGGAGCGCCAGGTGCGCGTTGATGGTCTTGGCAATCTCCGACAGCATCCCCATCAGGTATGTGTTCGTGTAGCTGTGGAAATCCTCGATCGCCTTCAGCCGTGGGTATGGGTCGATGATTACCAGCGTTGGCTCGAAATCCTTGAGCACCTTAACAAATTGCTCAAGCCCGTTCTCGATCTGGGCCATATTCGGCTCGAACATGAATTTACACCACGCCGCGTCCGCGTCGGTAAACCCGAGCTTCGCAAACTCGTCGTAGGTGACGTCCTCGCCGTCCGCGTCGAGCATCGCGTAAAATACCCGCCCCTTGACGGTCTGGCGCCCGAGGAACGGTTCGCCGCGGATAACCGCCATCGTCAACTCGCGCATCAGGGTCGTCTTGCCGGCCTCGACCTTGCCGCTCCATGATGATGTTTCCCGCCGCGCCAGCATTCCCTCGACCGCCCAATCGCGAATATGCTCTGCGCGCCGCACGCGCATCTGACCCCAATCGAATATCTCGACCGATGATTTTGTCAGTTGCGGAAGGTCGGACGGGGTGAGTTCGAGCGCTTGGAAGGGGGCTAGTAGTCGTTCCGTCTCGCCGATCAGCGCCGACGCGCTGACTCCCTCGTAAGCCGCAGAGGCTAGCTGCGTAGCGTGCGTCGCGATCTGCCGTGTGATCGCCTTGCTCTTGACGATGTTCGAGTAGTGGGCCACGTTCTGTGCAGTCGGTACGACGACCGCCAATTCCGCGAGGTACGCTGGTCCCCCGATGTGTTCTAGCTTCCCCTTGAGTTCGGTTGAAAGCGTCACCGCATCGATCGGCACCTTATCCCGCCAGAGCGTCCGCATCGCCTTGAAAATCTCGCGGTGCGACTCCCTGTAAAAATCCTCCGGCTTGAGTATCCGATTCGCCTCCTCGATCGCGTCGTTGTCGAGCAGCACGGCGCCCAGCACCGATTGCTCGGCCTCGAGGTTCTGCGGCGGGACTCTGCGCAGGATGTCGTCAATTCGGGATTGCTGCGGAGCTGGCAACTGGCGGGGTTTCGTGGCCGGTGCGCGTTTTGGCTCCTCAATTGAGGTCGAAGAAACTGCACTGCCGTTCAGAAAGAACTTCCCGACTGCATCGTCAGCGCAACCCCCAAGACATTTCGTCTTGAGGCTACTGACCGCAATCCGATGAACCGTCCCGTTAGAGAGGGGGCAATCCGCCGTGAACGCTGTGCGGTCTGTTCTCCATTTTACTGATTTGAGCTTCTCTGCGCGTTCATCTAAGTCCAATGCACCGCTCCACCACCGAGATTTGCCGAGCACCGGGGTCGAGTGGTCAGGGGTGGTGGGGCCTTTCCACCTCGAACACCCGGCCTCAGCGAAGTGTGTTGTACGCTTTCTGATTTACGATTGCAAGCGCGTCTGTGGATAGACGTGATTAGGTGACCTGTTGACATGGTGCGCGCGATTTGCAATATTGCGCGTCATGGCGAAATCAACGGTTCGATTTACAGTCTATCTTGAGCGTGACTGGATTCAGGCGATCCGCATGGAAGCGATCCGGCGCAACGTCACCGCAAGCGTGCTCGTGGCGTCGGCGCTGCTCAAGGATCGCGGCCTCGCATCCAATCTGCGCTCGCTAACCAACGGCAAGGAGAAACGATGAGTCAGCTACCCTCAGAGAACACGGCGCAGAGGCAGAACGACGACGGGTTGCAGAAACCGGCGAAGCAGAAGCGCGAGCGCAAGACCGGCGAAGCAGAAGCGCGAGCGCAAGACCGGCGTGAAGCGCCGCGGCCGCTCCGTCACCGTATCTGTCACCCTGAGTGGCGAAGTCGCGAAATGGGCGAAGTCGCGAAATGGGCGAAGTCGCAGGCCGATGATCAGTTTCGCACCCTCGAAGGCCAGATCGCTTACTGCGTTCGCTTCACGATGGATAAGGAGTTTGCCAATGGCTGACACATTCCTGACCCTAATCGACACGCGCGCCGACGAAATCCGCGCCCTGCTCCCCAAGTACCTCACGCCCGAGCGATTCTTCATTCTCGCTCGCGAAGTCGAGCGCAACCCTCAACTCCGCTCCTGCACGCCACAATCCCTTTTCGACTGCGTGCTCAAAGCCGCACAGTGCGGTCTCGAACTCGGCACCGTCGATCAGCACTGCTACATCATCCCCTACAAGAACGAAGCGCAGTTGCAGATCGGCTGGCGAGGGATGGTATTCCGGCTCGTCCAAGCTGGTTGCGTCGTTCAGATGACTGCCAATCTCGTCCGCGAAGACGATCGCTTCGAGGCCGAACTCGGCACCGACCCGAAGATCACCCACTACCCCGCGAAAGAGAAGCGAGGCAAGATCACGCACGTCTACTCAGTCGCCGTGATGCCTGGGGGCTACAAAGATTTCGAGATTATGGACCTCGACGACATCGACGCCATCAAGAAAGCCGCGCTCCGAATCTCTGGCAACAAGCCCTCCCCCGCGTGGCAGTACTTCGAGGGCGAGATGATCCGCAAATCCGTCATCCGGCGGCATGCCAAGCGCCTGCAGGGCGACCGTCGCGGCTTGATGAAAGACGATGAGGCGGCTCGCCTCGACCTGACGTTCGCCACAACCGCGCGAGATGCCGGCGAAGTTGAGGTACAGCCCGAAATCCCCGACGCATCGGACGGGACCAAGGCCCCTACGCCCCGCCGCGTCCAGCCCGAGATACCACCCAAAGAAGATCGTCCGCTCTCGACGGGCGAGGTTGACGACCTCTTCGACCAATGGATCAGTCTCGGCGGCAAGCGCAGCGCTCTCGCTCCCTTCCTCGAAAAGAATTTCAGCGTTGACGATTTGGTCAAGTTGAGGCTCAGTCAGATCGAGCCGCTGACCAGCGCGATGCAGTCGGAGTTGGCGGGATGATCCGCAACAGGCTCAAAGCGATGGAGATTGCTTGCGCGATTATCTCGCTCGCATGGCATTCTCGCGACCCCGAAGCGTCCCGTTGCTGCGACGGCTTTTGCGAGAAATGCCCAGCGTCACGGTATCCCGAAGGGTTCAGAACCGCTGGCGATGACCTCAAGTACGTAGAGCAAGCCGTTCGCGAGAAGTTGGTCAGGGACGGCATCGAACCTCATTATCAGTCTTTGAAAGAACTCGAATGGCTGTGGGCAGAGGCGAAACTATGAACAACTGGCCCTCGACCACGACTGTGCTCAAGGATGCCGGTCTCTACGGCGACGCCGAGCGTTGGTATCACCACGCCGACGCCACCCAGCCCGCAGAGTACGAGTGCAAGAACTCAGCGCAGCGCGGCCGGTTCGTCGATGGCGGCTGCAATCTGCTGGCGATGGGCAAGACCCTGGGCGACGGTTGGAAGTCTCACGAAGCCTGCTGCATGCCGTTCCTCGAAGGCTACCGAGAATTCCTGCTGCGCCACAAGGTCAAGCTCATTCAGTGCGCCTACGAAGTTGTGAACAAGGCAGAGCGCTACGTCGGGCATCCCGATCAGACCGTGATGCTCTGCGATGGTCACGGCAGCGAGGTGCGCGCCACGCTCGATGTAAAGAGCGGCGGCTTTCCTCCTGTCACCCCGCTACAGCTCGCGAGTTACGAATCGGCCCAGCGCTCAATGGGAATGCCGCGATCGATCCGCGTCGGGCTGCAGCTAACTCGCGGAGATTTCAAACTCCACTACTTCAACGATCCGCGCGACTTCGATGAGTGGACGATTCTCGTGCGCGCTCATTGGATACGCGCGAAGTTCCAAGGATTAGGAGCATGAGTCCTCTCAGCAAATCCCGACAGGCAGCGTTGGATCTGCGCGAAGAACGCCGTCAACTCCCGCCTGTCCCTGAAACCGACAAGTGCGCGACTTGTGGCGGCTACATCGGCTCAGACCCTCGGTACGATTGGCTGACCCGATGCGTGTGTGCTTTACGAAAGGGTGAAACAGGGGTGCCGCTCGATGGCTCTGGCGGTCCAAGGAGTGCGGATGGGTCTCTCCCCCCACCTGTCCGCACTCACCCCGCTAACAATCATGGAGATGCCCCGATGCCCGAGACTCAGCTACCCACGACCGAAGTCACCGCACGCCCGATGTTCGCGCCGCTTGAGACGACGCTTGGCGGTTTGCTCGCCCGTCAGAAGGAACTCGTAGGCAAGCCGCTGACCCGAATGGTCGTCGAAACGGCAAAGGAACTCGACGACGACGCGAAAAAGTTTCTCGCCGCGGCCGAGGCATCCGACGCTCGCAAGGCGGTAGAGAACGCCTACGGCGTGCATCGGTTCTTGTCGCGGATGTTTAAGACCGCCACAGACCCAGCCCAGGAAGTGCGTCGCTACTGCTCGGGCCTGATGGCGAAGTGGGAGCAGGAACGCCGGCGCGTCGCAGATGAGGAACGTCGCAAGCGCGAGGAAGAGGCTCGGAAGGCGCAGGAGGATCAGCGTCTCGCAGAGGCCGCGCATCTGGAGGCGCAGGGGCACATTGAAGAAGCCCATGCCGTGCTAGAGGCCCCGCCCATCCCGGTCGCGCTCCCTGACGAGAAGGAACCAGCCGGTAAGGTTCAGGGCGTCACCGTTACCTTTGTGTACAAATTTCGCGAACTCCATTCGCCCGAGCTAGTGGTCGCTTGGCTCGCGAAGCATCCCGAAGATATTCTTGCCCTCTTCGACCCCAAGCCAGGGGAACTGAAGCGCCGCATGACCTCCGCGAAAGGGTTGTGGGACTTCCCCGCCACGTTTACCAAAGAACCGGAGACGCGCAATCGTGGCTAAAGCGTTCCGCTTGACAGCGCCCAAGCCCTTTATCCCGAAGGAGTACGACGAGCAAGTCGAGGTGTTCAACTGGCTCGCGACCTGCCAGCTCGACGGCGCCGGAATGGCCTTCTCGACGCTGAACGGAATCCGTCTCTCGATCGGCCTCGCGAAGAAGGCGAAGCGCGCCGGCAACAAGCAGGGCGTGCCCGACATCCTGGTCGATATGCCCGGTGGTGGTCGGAAGAACTGCGGATGCCCGCTTTACCACGGTCTGCGCATCGAGCTCAAACGCGAGAAAGGCGGCGTCGTATCTCAGGAGCAAGAGGACTGGCACGACAATCTGCGCGCGCTCGGATACAAGGTCGTCGTCGCGAGAGGATTCCAGGAAGCAAAGACAGCACTGAAGGAGTATCTGGATCAATGAAACTCGATAGCGCGAACCCCAAGCACAACATCACCTGCGACGAATGCGGAGCGCCCGCCCACCTCTGCATCCTGCTGGATCACGTCCAACTCAACCTGTGCGTCGATCACACGCAGCAGTTATCGACCGAATTGAACGTCGTCTGCCGCTACTGGCCCGTGGAGATTGACGCATGAAGAACATCCGAGTCGAAGAGAAGCATCCGGTCCAATGGGACAAGAAGGCGCGCCGCACGCTCATCGCAGACCGTGAGCCGAAGCGGGTCTGGAAAAAGCAACTCGCAGAGTATCGCGCTGGCCTAGTCGATCAGTTGCGCAAGCTCGGCGCGACCGAAATCCTGCTGACCTACAACGAAGGGGATCAGGCTCGCATCGACCCCGGCGTCGCCGTCTACTTCTCGAAGTCGCGCGAAGAGGACTATAGCTGGCAGACCGCGCTGGGGATCGATAATCCCGCCCCTACACTCGCGGAGATCGACGAAGCCTACCGACGCAAGGCGATGCAGTATCATCCCGACCGCGAAGGCGGCGACGTGAATCAGTACCTCCTCATGGGCCAGCATCGCGACCGCGCGAAAGCGTGGGTCAAGAACGTCAGCGGGAACCATCAGTTCGTGGTGGCGTTGGACCTCTACACTGAGCCGCGCTGGAACATGAACGCGATCAAACTCGCCATCGCCGCGCTGCGTAAGCTCGAAGAGTTGGGGCTGCCGGGGATGCTGGAAGCGTCGCTACAAGGATTCCGTACCGCGATTGAGGATAAGAGCAACGGCAAAGCCGACGAGGTAATCCGACAATGACGTGGAAGGAATTTAAGGCGCGCTGCGAAGAGTTGGGCATCGAAGACGATCAGCAGATCGGGATCGACAGCATTGATGATGACGGCGTTGCGCTCTTCCATGTAGAGACTTACCTCGGCAATCGCAGTCACGGGCAGTTGATGAAGGTCAAGGAGCCGAAACATGGCGAATGAACTATCGCTGCTTAGGCCGACCGTCGAGCCGGACTCGCACGACTACCGCCGCGACGTTCAGCGCCTCGAAGATGAGAACCGCAAGCTCCGGCGCGACCTCGAGGATGCGACCACGGAGAAAGACCGGCTCGCACGC